GCCGCGGCCGAGCCGCAGGAAGCGGGCGTTGGGCGGCTCCACCCAGGTCGTGCCGTCGACGGAGTACTCCGCGGCCACCTCGCACACCGAGAACAGCCGGTCGGCGTTGGCCGCGTCGTCCCGGTAGTTCATGGTCATGCCGGGCACCTCGTTGTAGGTGGGCCCGAACTTCCAGCTGGAGGGGTGGGTGAGCTGGCCGAGGGCGGCGCCGAACGGGGTGTAGGCGATGAACCGGTACTTGCTGATCATGCGGCGTAGGACCTCCGGATCCGAAAGTCGACGGCGGTGCTGCCGTTCGTGTGCCCGACACCGAAGGCGACGGCGTAGTAGCTCTGGTTGCCGCCGGGCCAGGACGCACCGGGGGAGCCGGACAGGTAGAAGGCCCCGTCCCCGGACGTGGTGACCCGCGAGGCGACGTCGGTGCCCCCGGTGAGGTCCCAGATCGCCGTAGCGTGCAGCCGGGCCCGGAGGGTGGCCATGTCGATGACGACGTACTCGCCGGCGCCGAGCGCGGTGGTGGCGGTGTAGCGGACGGCGCGGAAGGTGTCGCCCCGGTCCCGGACGGTCACCGAGCCGCCGACGGTGAGCGGTCCTTTGATCCGGACGAGGCCGTCGGTGATCAGGGCGGTCGACCCCGCCGCGGTGCCGTCCAGGGTGACGGTCTGGGTGGCGCTGGCCAGGGCCTGGGAGCCGGAGGTGTAGTAGGGGTTGCTCATCCAGAACGGGGTGAGGTTCTCCATGGTGTAGGTGCACCGGGCGGCGGTCTCGCCGATGCGCTCGACCGCCGTCGAGCCGAGCTTGCGGAACCGGGCGTACTGGACCAGGTCGGCGGACACGTTGAAGGCGGCCGAGACCCGGGCGGTTGACGACACGAGCGGCGAGCGTTGGGGTGCGCCGAGGACGGTGAGCTCGGGCCGGGACAGGTGCCCCTCCAGCCCGCCGAAGTTCTGGGCGAAGTCTCCTGCGTCGGTGCCGGTGATGTTGAGGACCCAGGACTCCTTGCCGGTGGTGAAGTAGGCCTCTGAACCAGCGGGGAGGGCGGGGGAGCCGTGCACGCCGTAGGCGGGGTCGGAGTCGTACTCGCGCTGGATCTCGGGGAGCATCCGCGACCGCGTGTAGTCGATGAACCACTCCCCGAGAGGGTCGCGCAGCGGCACTCCGTCGACGATCAGGTCCCTCATCGGTCCTCCAAGTGCGCTAAACAGTAGAAAATAGGGGTGATACGGGGTGTTAGGAGTATTAGGGGTGTTAGGTTGCGGCGTACGCGTGTGAAAATCGCATGTTTTAAGTTACTGGCCAGTAACCTACTGACGGGTAACTTACGCACATACGCGTTTATTGGTCGAGGGAGCGAAACGTAACACCCAACATCACCCCTAACCCCCATCACAGGAACGCTCCGGCCAACTGCAGCGAACGGTCCAGATCCTTGCTGTCCCGCACCCGCTCGGGGTTGTTGATGGTGATCTCCTGGTGCACCGCCGGCCCCGTCGCCGTCGGAGCCTCCTGCGTCCGACCCCTGACCGGCGCCTCCTGCTGACCGGCCACCCGGGGACTGTCGACCACCACATCCCCCATGCTGGCCATCGTTCGCCTGAGGTTGATCAGCCGGGAGTCGACGCCCTGCTCGAAGCCTTCCACCGTCCACGAGCCGTACTGGGCGAACACCTTCGACGGGGACCCGATCTTGAGGGCGGCCGCAGCAGCCTTCTTGACGATCGAGGTGAGTTCGCGGACCTTGGCCCTGGCCGCCCCCAGTCTGCTCGAGATCCCGCCGATCAGCCCCTGCACGATCGCGCGCCCCGCCCCTGCCAGCCAGGACCCGGCGCCGGCGAACGCCCCGATCACCTGACCCTTGATCGAGCGGACCTTGGCCATGATCGCCTGGATCTTCGACGTCACCGCCGCCAGCAGCCCGGCCCAGATGGACGCCGTGAGGGTCTTCGCCGCGTTCCAGGCCGACGAGATGGCCGCGCGGACCCCGGCCGTCTGGGTGCGGACCACCGACAGGACCCTGGTCATGGCCGACCGGACGGCGTTGGCGACCGCGTTGTAGGCCGAGGTCGTCACCGACCGCACCGCGCTCCAGGCCGAGGACACCGCCGACCGGACCGCTCCCGAGACCGACACCACGACGGACCTGACCCGGTTGAACGCCGACGTCACCACCGACGCCACCGCCGAGGCGGCCGCGGACACCTGGGCCCGGATCCCGGCCCACACCGCCAGCACCACGGCCCGCACGGTGTTCCAGGTCGCCGTCCAGACGGCCCGGATCCCCTGCAGGGCCACGATGATCGCCAGCCGGATCACGTTCATCACCAGGACCACGATGTCGCGGACCAGCCCCAGGGCCTGCAGCACCAGCTGCCCGAAGCTCGAGTTCCAGAAGGCGAACCAGGCGGCCTTGATGGAGGCGGTGATGGTGAGGATCGTGGTCATGATGGCCGTCATCACGGTGACCACTACGGTGCGGATCGCGGTGAACACCGAGGCGAAGAAGGCCGCGATGCCGACCAGGAATCCGGTGATGGCCGACACACCGGTCGACGTCGCCGCGGCCGCCGTCTGCCACATGGTCACGAAGCCGGTCACGAAGCCGACCAAGGCGGCGACGAACTGGACGATCCACCCCACCACGGCCGCGATCGCCGGGACGATCGCCGACAGGATGAAGGCGCCGAACTGAATGATGGCCGGGAGCACGGTGCCGACGATCAGGGTGGCCAGCTTGATCAGCCCGAGCAGCAGCCCGCCGACCACGGCCGCCGCAGCCAGCAGGATGGCCCCGACGATCTTGAGCAGCATCGCCCCGAACTGGACGAGGTAGGGCATCAGGGGTGCCAGGGCCGCGCCGAGCTGGCGGAAAGCCGGAAGGAGGGTGCCGGTCACCGCCGCCGAGATCGACGTCCAGGCCGACATGAAGGCCCCTCCCAGGGCCGCCCCCGCCGCCCGCAGGGCCGGGAGCAGCTGGCCCGTGAAAGCCGCGGCGAGCTGCTGGAGGGCGTTCCACAGGATCCGCGCGCCGGCGCCGACGGTCTGCAGGAAGGTGGCGAACGCCGACCCGCCGGTGACCCCGTTACGGAACCCGTCGGCCACGATCCCGGCCGCGACCCCGATGCCCCGCAGCGCCGCCAGAAACCCGCCCTGGACGGCCGAGGCAGCCTGGTTGACCATGTTCCGGAAAGGGGCGAAGTGCCTGTAGAGCAGCTGCAGGGCGGTGATCGCCAGCCCGATGGCCAGACCGATCGGCCCGAACACGATGCCCCCGATGCCCCGGAGCAGCAGGAAGGCCGCCGGGATCCGGGAGACAGCGGCGAACAGGAGCCGCCCGAAGCCCGCCAGACGGCCGAACACCACCCCAGCCCTAGCCGCGGTCGCCGCAACGGCTGCCATGACGCCAGCGCCGCTCCTGAGCGCGGCAAACCCTGTTGTGAAGATCGAGAAGATGCTCTTGAGGACCGCGAACCCGGCGAATTTGGCGATCAGCAGCGTTATCGGGACGATCAGGGTCAGCAGGGTCCCCACCAGGGCTGCCAGGGCCGCCCCGACCCCGAGGATCACCGCGATGGCCCGCTGCATTCCGGCAGGCATGTTGTTGAAGACGTTGACCACAGCCGTCACGGCCTGGACGATCTTGGTCACCACGGGCAGGAAGACGTTGCCGATGATGATGGCCGCGGTCTCAAGCGAGCCCTTGAGCTCCTCGATGGCCCCTCGGAGGTTGCCCATCCGGGTCGCGGCCACCTGGGCGGCCGTCACCTTGGACATGCTGGCCGCCATCTTGTCGAAGCCGGCCGCCCCCTGGTCGGCGAACACCGCGGCCGCCCGGATCGCGTCGGACCCGAACAGCAGCTCGAGCGACTGGAGCTTCTGCTCCTTGGTCATCCCGGCCGTGGCCCGCTGGAGCTCGCCCTGCACGTCGGCGAAGGACTTGAGGTTGCCCTCGGCGTCGAAGAAGTTGTTCTTGAGGATGCCGAGCTCCTGGCCGAGCTTGGCCGAGGCCTTCGCGTTCTTGGCCGTCCCCACGGCTCCGCCACCGCTGGCCTCGACGTACTTGCCCAGGGCCTTCGACACGTCGTCGTAGGCCATCGAGGTCGGCTTGATGCCCATCTTGGCGAGCTTCTGCATGTCGGCGGTCGTGTCCACCGACACCAGGCCGAGCCGCTTGAACTCTGCCGTCTGGGCGTTCGTGGTCGGGATCAGGTTGGTCAGGAAGGTCTTGATGGAGGTGCCCGCATCGGACCCCTTGATACCCGCCTGGCCCATTTCGGCGATCGCCACCGACAGGTCGTCGAAGGACATCCCGGTCAGGTTGGCCACGGCCCCGGCCTGGGACAGCGACATGCCGAATTGGGACACGTCGATGGCGCTGGCGTTCGCGGCCCCGGCGATCAGGTCGGCGACGTGCGCCATGTCCTGACCCTTGAGGTTGAACACGTTGAGGGCGTTGGAGGCGATCGAGGCGGCCTCGGGCAGTGAGATCCCGCCAGCCGCTGCCAGGGCCACGGTGGCGTCTGCAGCCCCGTTCAGGGCGTCCTCTACGGAGACGCCCGCCTTGATGATCTCCTCGATCGCTGCAGCGGCCTCTGTGGCGCTGTACTGGGTGTCCTTGCCGATCCGCAGGGCCGCCGCCGACACGGCCGACATCTGCTCCTCGGTGGCCCCTGAGACGGCCTGGATGCCGTCCAGGGCCTGCTCGAAGGACGCAGCGCTGTTGACGGCCAGCCCGAACCCGGTGGCCGCCACAGCGCCGACGGCCTGCAGCTTGTGACCGATGGACTCGACGTCGGAGATTTTGTTGGAGATCGCCGAGAAGAACGCGTCAGCAGCGGCCTGGGCGGTGGCGAACCCCTGCTGCGCGCCCGAGCCGTCGATCTCGATGCGGCCCGACGCGGTGCCGAGGTTCGCTGCCATGGTCTATCCCTGTCTGCTGGCCGGGTCCTTGAACTTGCTCTTCTGCCTGGCCTTGGCTTCTGGGATCCACTTGCTGAGAATGCGGTCCTGCTTGTTCTTGCGCTCCTTGTCGGTCTTCGCCTTCACGTTCTCCAACTCGCTCGAGAGTGCGGTGCCGAAGAGGTAGACCGCCCGGTCGAAGCAGAACGCGGTCACCGGGTCGGCGACGGCGAGGATCTCACTCGGCCGGCATGACCACTCCTTGGCCATCTGATAGGTGCGCCAGAGATTCGCCGAATTGCTTGCGAAACTCAGCCAGGTCAGGGCTACCCCCTGAGATGTAGTTGAACGTGAAGATCTTGTCGTCCATGCTCAACTCGTCGGAGAACAGCTGCTCCTCGTCGCGCTCGGTCTCGGGCACGACCGGGGTCTGGGTATTGGGGTCCGGCATGACCCAGGTCCCGGCGTCCTCGTTCCAAACCGCGCGGTAGTAGATCACCGTCGGCTCGACCCAGGTCCGGCAGACGATCCGGTCGAAGGCGTCGAGCATGGCGCCGACCTTGGACGGGTCCTCGGTCATCTCCTTCTGCTGGGCCGGGCTGACGCCCTTGCCGCTGTCGATGGCCTTCTGGGCGATCACGGAGATCTCGTCGCCGAGTAGCCCCTCGGCCAGCAGGGTGGTGAGTTCGATGCGCCGGATCCGGGCGACCTCACCGGAGGGCAGGGTGACCGGTTGGGCCACCAGCTTCTTCTTGAACGACGACGCCGAGGAAACGCTGACTGGCTTCGCCGCGGCCCTCTTCGCGGGGTTTCCGCTCCGCGCTGCAGATGTTGGCATCCGTGTGCTCCGATCTGGTTGGGCAGCTGATCAGACGATCGCAGCTGCTGTCTCGTTGTGGACGAACTGGTAGAGCTCGTCGATGCTGCCGGTCGTCTTGGACGGCAGGGCCGACCCGGACGCCGCGGTCAGGAAGAAGCCGCCGTCGCTGAACTCGCCCGAGATCTCCTCGGTCGACTTGCAACGCCAGAGAATCGTGTGGAAGTCTCCACCCGACTCGCTCATCGCCTGGCCCTCGACCTTGAACTCCGGTCGAGCGTCAGACGCCAACTTCTTGTAGACCTTCTTCTGCGACGGCGTCACACCGGACACGGTGCACGTCCCGCCGTTGAGCACGACCAGAGCCTCGAGGCTGATGCCCCCAGACTCCAGCTCCCAGGACACAGCTGGGCCTGATCCACGGGTGGCGACTACCTTGTCGTCACCGCGGAGCTCCTCGAACTCCTCGCCCTCCTCGAAGGAGAGCGTGCGAGCGTTGGGGAGGTCTACGGACGTTCCGAGGACGCCGGCCGCGGTGACCGGCGTGAGCTTGATGTCTCGGATGCCGTAGGGGAGTGACTCGGAGAGAGGCATCTCCTACCTACCTTTCCTGATAGCGGGGTCTCTGAACTTGCTCGTTGCCAAGAGGTCCCCACTGCGCATGTCGAAGCGGTGAATGACTACCACTCCTCGTACGCGGTCCGCGCAACGGTCCGACCTGCACTTCACCTCGAGGACGCAGTCGTCGAGGATGCCGAACAGGATCGAGCTGTCGCATCGGAGTTCTACTGCCACGGCTGATGTTACGTGGTCGCCGTGGTGGTCGAGGTGGTCGTACGGCCGCCCCGGGTGGTCCCGGCAGCCGCGCCGCCCCCGGACGCACCCCCGGCGCTGGACGCTGCGACCTCGGCGTCAGCCGCCTCCTTCTTAGTCAGCCTCACCTCGGCCTCGTCCTCGCTGGCGACCTCCTTGACCCGAAAGTCGGGGTCGCCGGCGAAGTACTCCAGCGCGGTCTCGTCGAGGTCGTCCAGGATCAGGCTGTGCCGGTTGGCCAGGCTCCACTCCAGGTCCTCGGCCAGCACGAAGCCGGCGGTCTTGGCGTCGGCCCTGCTGATCTGGCGGGTGTGCTGGGTCGGGCCCAGGTACTTGATCTGGTGACTCATGCTGATCTCCCTACTAGGTTGAACGCGCTCATGCGCGTGATTCCGTGGAACTCTTCGGCGGGGAGGTCTGCTGAGTCGTTGGTCCAGTCAACCACCGCGATGTGCTCCTCCCCGTCCGAAGTGGTGAACGGGTAGCCCGCGAACCGGTAGCGGACGTCGCGGAGAATCTTGTCGATCCGCAGGTACGACCCGGGCCGGTCGTAGACCCACACCTCGAGCCCCGGACGCCCCCGGCCGGACACCGACCGGTTGCCGATCGAGTACTTGTGGATGATGAACGGGAAGTCGGGCGGGGCCTCCTCGACCGAGGACCCCTGCAGGATCCGGTCAGGGGGCACCAGGTCGGGCGACGCCGACTCCAGCAGCTGCTGCACGAGGCGCCTCACAGTCGCGCCAGGAGGTTGTTGTACTGGCTCATCACCCGCGGCCCCATCACGTCGATCGTGGGGTTGATGATGGCGTACCGCCCACCCCAGCGCACCTCGAGCCAGATCCCGTAGGACACCTGGTGGTAGAGCACGATGCCGACGGCGTCGCCCTCGTCGTAGGGCTGCGCGGCGAGCCCGTTGCGGGCGTTGCCGGTCCGGTCGGTCCAGGGCGCGTTCGTCTTCATGTGATTCGCCACCTGGGGCGCCATCCGGTGGGCGATCAGGACCGAAGCGTCGTGGACCATCTTGGGCCCGTTCGCCAGCTTGCGGCCCAGGTTGCGGGCCTCGGAGTTCCAGACGATCTTGCAGAACTCGCCACCGACGCTGAGCGCGAAGTCGCCCTTAGCCATCGGTCACCTTCCTGCCGCGGTGGACGTCGGCCTTCGACTCGTACTCGGGGACCTCGTGCACGGAGTCGACCAGCCACTCGAAGCCCTTCCAGATGAAGAAGTCGCCGTGCTCGAACGCGAACTCGCTAGTGGTCATCACCACGAACCGGGGGCTGTCCAGATTGCCGGCGGCCGTCTGACTGGTGACCTGGGTGCTGTTGCGGGACTGGGGGAGCAGACGGCACACCTGGTCGGGGGCGACCACGAACGCGGTGCCCTCCACCTTGCCGCCGGCCCCGTCGGACACGGTCGGGCTGGTCCGCCAGATCTCCAGTTGTTCGGGGTCGGCCGCGATGAAGTCCCGGGTGGCCTGCTCCTGGACCGCGCGCTCGGCCGTGCTGATCATCGGGTGATCAGTCCCGTCCGGGCGATGTTGGTCGGGGTGGACACCGCGGCCTCCTCGTCGGCCAGCGCCTTGTACCGTGCGGCCAGACCGAGGGCCTGGCTGTGGATTCCCGACAGCTTGCGGGAGGACCCCGACTCGGTGACGTCGACGAGGCTGGCCGTCTCCGATGCCCTGCGCGCCCACAGATGGGCCAGAGCACCGGAGACACCCAGCTGGTCGACGAGCGCGCTGAGAGTTGCGTCGTCCAGGCTCGCATCCGGGCCCAGCTCACGCAGCTCTTGCAACTCGTCGACGTTCGCCATGACTAGGCGCTGCCGTCCTGATCAACGGGCGTGGTGCCCGCCGAGTCCTCAGGTGCCTCGGGCGGTGCCGTGGCGCCCACGGCGCCCTCAGCCTCGCGGGAGACGGTCGCGGTGACGCCGGTGGAGACGTCGGCCGCCCGGAGTCGGTCGGTGATGACCTTCTTGGCTCCGGAGTCGGAGAGTCCGCGGGAGGCGGCCAGCTTGCGCAGGTCGGCCAGTCCGAGGCCCTCGTAGTTGGTGAAGGTGGCGACGTCGTCGTCCGAAGTCTGAACCTCAGGTACAGGGTCAGGTTCCAGGGCGGAGGCGATGCGCTCCTCGATGTCGGACGCACCCTGCAGCTTCGCCTCGTTGATGAGGTCGGGCCGGTCTTGCAGGTAGAGCGCGTCGTCGGCGGACAGGTCACTGTCCAGATCAATCTTGCGGGACATGCGGTTCCTTTCGGGGTGGGGCTGTGACAGGGGCCGTTCCCAGGTCGAGGCCAGTCGACGAATACGCGACCCCTGCCACAGGATCAGAGGGTCAGATGACCGGGATGTCGTAAGTCCCGGACGCCTTGACCTGCATCACCACAGCACCGCCGCGCTGCCGGATGCCGGTGCCGAACGCGCGCTGGTAGAACGAGTCGATCAGCGGGTAGTCCGGGGTCGCACCCTTGACCAGCCGCAGGCCGCGCAGCTGGGGGTTGGAGTGCTCGCGGATGCCGACCGGGTTGTTCAGGTTGGCCCGGCCGCCCGTGCCCACGGCGACCATGTAGGTCGGCGGGAACAGGTCGTCCTCGACCACCAGGAACGGGCCGTAGGACCCGATCGCGGTGAGCCCCTGGTAGGTGCCCGCGGGCTGCGCGCCACCGAACAGGGTGACGTCGATCGGCATGTACTGCGCCGGCGTGCCCGCGGCAGGGATGAAGTCATACGTCGACCCCGTCGCCACCCGGAAGCCCCGGATCGTCATGCCCTCGCGGTGGTTGACCAGCAGGATGTGCCGGACCCCGTTCTCCATCGAGTAGCCCTTGGACCGCATCTTCTCGTACATCTGGTCCAGGTCCCCACCGTCGACCGTGGCCGCCCCGCTGACGAGGTAGTGGGTCTCGGAGCCGGTGAACGTGTTGCTCTTGTACTTCGGCGGTACCGTGCCGTCGCCGTTGTAGAGCGGGTAGACCGGCACGAGCTGGTCGTTGATGTTGGCCTCGCGGTTGCGGTTGTCGAAGATCGCGTTCATGACCTTCGAGAACACCAGCTGGTTGTCAGCCTCGAGCGCCATCTGGTTGATCGCCTCGACCTGGGAGACCGGCGCGTCGGCCAGGAACTTCCAGGTGAAGCGGGCCGCCAGGTCGTACCACTTGAAGTCGTAGCCCAGGTTGAAGTACGAACCGGTGGGCCGCAGACCACGGGGCTCGCCGTACTCGCTGGCCTCCTCGAAGGCACCGGACGAGATCTGCGCCACGCGCTCGATCAGGTCGGTGACGGGGAAGGTCAGCAGGTCGACGATCGCCGAGCGCTGCGCATTCTGCAGCGCCACCGACGCTGAGAACTCGTTCCAGATGGTGTTGAGGTCGAACCCGTCGACCGTCTGGGTGATGAGGTCGGCTGCGGCGTTGTAGCCGGACGGCGCGTTGCCTCGGATGGTGAAGTTGCGACCGATCAGGTCGGAGGCCATGGTCCTCACAGGGTCACCACCAGTCGGTCGGCCTCGACGGTCCAGCCGACGCGGACGCCGGTGTTGGTCGTGGAGATGACGCCGTCAGCTGCGGCGGCGTAGTAAACGGTGCCGGGGGCCAGGCCCGCGGCCTCGACGATCTCGGAGCCGTTCCCGAAGATGTCGCAGCGGGTGCCCGCCTTGTAGTTGGTCTTGTCGAAGATGCACACTCCGACGATGCCGGTCTGCCCGGCGCCCCTCACGGTGAGCCCTGCCGCGTTGATGCCCACGCCGATGATCTTGCCCCAGTCGGCCTGGGCGATATCTGCCAGCAGGGTTCCGCGAGTGACACCGATGGCGGACTCAGTCTTGTCCACTCGAGCCATGCTCGGAACTCCCTAGTTGTCTCTGTCGCGCTAGTGCGCGCGCAGTGCCGGAAACTTCCGCTTGAGGGTTTCGGCGTCCAGACCGTTCGTCGGCGGTGGCGTCCCCTGAGGGGCGCTGCCGGACGAGGGCGGCGGAGCCTTGCCCGCAGGCGGGGCATCGGCGGTCTTGACCAGGTAAGCGTTGTGCTTGGCCAGGTCCTTGATCGCCGACTTGAGGGCGTCGGGGTTTTTGATGGTCCCGTCGTCCTCGGTCTCAACAGCGGAGAGATCAGCCAGCGAGAGAGCGTGCGCTGGGTTGTGCCACATGACGTCGTTCTCGAGCAGGAAAGCGTTGTGGAGAGAAAGCCGGCGATTGGTCTCGATCAGCTTCGCGGATTGACCTTGTGCTGTCTCGAGGTCCTTTTTGGTCCTCTCGGCCTCACTCAGAGCCTTCCGTTCTGCCTCAGCGTCGGCCGCAAGCCGTTCATTCAGCTTCCTCTCCGCCTCCTGCGCGCGAGCCCAGTGACGGTCCTTCTCCTCTGTCAGAGACAGGATCTTTGCCTTCGGATCCTTGATCTCCTCATCGGCCCCGGCGCTACCGGTTCCGCTTCCTGCTGCGGCACTACCGCTTTCTTGTCCGGCTGGCGGAGTCTCCGGTGCCCCGGCGCTGGCGCCGCAGACGGTGAAGTTCCTCCAGGTCGGGAGTTCGAGGCGCAACCTCGGGGTGCTCTGCACAAAAACCTCCTGGCACGGAAATAGTACCTGAACCCTAACGTAAGAGTTGAGACCCGGCGATGCGTGAGACCTCGACCAGCAGGTTGAGCAGAACGCTCTTAGCCGCCGACCGGGCGACGTCGGCGTTGCGGGTCGAGGTGTAGGTGTCCTCCTCGAAGATCCCGCCCTTCTGGACCGAGTCGGTGTAGCGGTCGTAGGCCCCGGACCGGTAGCGCTTGTAGAACGTGGCGTTGTCGACGGTCTCGGTGGTGATGAAGCACAGACACATCGGGTGCGGCTTCCCCGGCACCCCGCCCTTCCCGTAGACCCCTCGCCCGAGCCCCTCGGAGTGCTCGGCCATCTGGTTGCAGACGTCGGGCCGGCCGTGCGACCCGGACAGGTTCCACTTGTACCCCTCCACCCACGGCATCTCCCGGGTGTAGCGGATCTGGGTGAAATGGAACGCGTTGTTGATCTCGGTCCGGGCCAGCCGCATCGCCGCATACGACGCCCCGCCCGGCGTGCCCGGGTCGATGAACCTCAGCACGCTCTGCGCCAGCTCCTGCGACGTCAGCCCCCGGATCAGCCCCTTGGCGATCTCCCGGTCCACCTGCCCCCGCAGCACCGCCTGGTTGCGGTAGACCCGGCGCGCCAGCGGCACCAGGTTCTCCTCCCGGCTGATGTAGGAGTCGATGCCCGACTGGGCGGTGTAGCGCAGCATCCGCTGCAGGTCGCGCCCGCTCGCCCCGTAGGGCTGGTTGAGGAAGGTGAACGCCTCGAGCGCCGCCTGCGCCGCCTGCTTCTCCCCGAAGATGATCATCGAGCCCACGTGCTCGAACATGTCCCGCATCGAGGTGTGCACCGCGCGCGCCACCGTGCGCTGCTGAGCCGACCGGGTGAGCTTAGCGAAGCCCTTGGCCGACGCCAGCCGCTCCGCCTCCCTGGACGCGTCACGCGCGGCGTCGGCCAGCAGCTTGAGGATCGCCTTGTCGGTCTGCTGCGTCATCCGGGCGAACGTCTTGATCGGCTTCTCACCGGGGACGATCCGGTAGCGCTGCGACTTCCGCCACTGGGCGCCGGCGGTCCGGGTCACCCCGCGGACCAGCTGCGCCACCGGGTAGAGCAGCCGGGCGTGGGCCGGGGTGATCAGGTTGAGGGCCTGCAGCACCTTGATCGTCTCCGGGGACAGGATGCCCTCGGACAGCAGTAGCGACCGGGCCGCCCAGCCCGGGTAGGTGTGCGCCAGGTTCGCCTTGCGCCACACTCCCGCCCCCAACTCCTGCAGCGACCGGGCCAGGGCGTAGCGCTCCGGGGAGATCACCCCCGCCCGCACCAGGTTGCGCAGCAGCTTCTCCGAGAACAGGTTGTCGAACGCCAGCGTCATCACGTCCCACACGTCGTCGAGCTCGCGCGACTGCGCCAGGCTCGCCCGGATCCCCCGGCCGGTCGAGATGATCGACCTCAGGATCTGGGCCCGGGCCACCGACTGCGCCAGCAGGGTCCGGATCACCTCCGCCTCCCCCGACCCCAACCGGGTCCTGCCCGCCAGCAGGAACTGCCGCAGCGCAGCGATCTCCTCGTTGTCGAGCGCCCGGATGTAGGACACCATCTCCGGGGAGAACACGTCGTCGAAGACCATGGCCATCCGCGACCAGATGGTCTCGTTCGACAACGTGCCCGGCACCAGCCGCGACGACGACTTGAGCAGCACCGTCAGGATGTGGGCGTCCTTGGTCGACACCAGCCGCATCGCCTTGAGCGCCTCCATCAGCCGCACACTCAGCAGCTCGGGGGCGATCATCAGGATCCGCCGCAGCAGCGGCTGACCCTTCGGCGCCTTGACCCCCGGGTGCAGCGCGGCGACTGCCCGGTAGAAGTCGACCATCCCCTCCGGGATGATCCCCTCCGAGACGAGCCGCTTGAGGAACGGCTGGTTGGTGCCGAGCTCGGGGATGGCGATGAAGAGCTTGTTGACGATGTAGCGGTTCCAGTCCACGGTCAGACCTCCGCGTCGTCAGGTGCCTCCGCCTCGGCGTCCAGCCGGTTGCCGTCCTCCGCGGTCGGGTCGGCGGCCATCATCGCCTGCTGACGCTCCAGCGACTTCTGCGCATCCGCCTCCTGCTCGGCGATCAGCTTGGCCGGGTCGCCCAGGTTGAAGCCGAGCTCGTTGAGCTTCTCGATGTAGAGCCGCATCGTCAGGACCCCGTTGACGAACAGGTCCTGGTAGGTGGCCAGCAACTTGTCACGGTCCTGGGGCAGCTTGTCGCCGGCCTCGAACTCGATGGTCAGCCCGTCGGGGAACTGCGTTCCCTCGTAGACCGCGAACCACTGCCGCAGGTCGTAGGAGAACTGGTTGAGCTTGGGGATCACCCGGTCGTCCTTCCGCTCGGCCTCGTCGAGCAGCGGGCCGAACCGCAGCGCCAGCGCGATCCCGGAGTCGGCGACCGAGGTGTCGACCTGGCCCAGCGCCACATCGGAGATCCCCGCCGTGCTCTCGGCCTGGTCCTGCAGGTAGCCGATGTGGTCCTGGTAGGCCGTGATCTTCTCGACCCCGCCGACCCGGGTGAACGTGCCGTTCGCCGACACCTCCACCACCCGGCGCGGCCCCAGAACCCAGTCCGTGCGCTCCCCGTCGGCGTTCACCGGGACCTGGTCGGTGACGTACATCCCGAGCCCCTGCATGGCCAGCGCGACGTCCTCGTCGGTGATCGCCTGGTTGACGCCCATCACCAGACGCTCGAAGCCCTCCAGCTCACTCACACCCATCAGCTCACCGGTCTCGCCCTTGTTGACGAAGTGGTAGATCGGCAGCTGGGTGATGCCGGGCAGCTCGGCCAGCGGGAAGTCGACCCGGACGATCTCGGCCTTGGCCGGATCCTCCCAGTCCCGGGTGTTCATGATCACCGACTCGTACTGGATCGGCGTCTCGTAGTTCGGCACCCCCGGAGGCTCGACGTATCCCGGGTGCAACGGCGAGGTGACCTTGAGCCACCGTTGCCGACGCAGGTACTCCGTCGTCGAGTCCGGCATCCTGGCCTGCAGCGACGCGTTGAGGAACACCCGCTCGACCATCTGCTGCCCGACCACCCGCTGCGCGTCCATCGGGTCCGTCATCGGGAAGTAGGTGCCCGGGTCGATGAACCGCAGGGTGATCCTCGACCCCTCCGGCTTGGCCACGTCCCCGGACACGTACAGGCAGAAGTCGCCCTGGGCGATCCCCATCTCCAGCGCGTCACGGAAGTTGGCGAAGAACTCCTCCCGCTTGAACAGGTTGCCGTAGGCGGTGATCATCGCCGCCTGCTGGTCGTCGGCCACCGTGAACAGCGGGTCGATCACCGGAGTGAAGCCGAGCCCCTTGCACACGTAGCGGGCCATGGTCTTGACGATGCGCTTGGCCGCCGGGACGTAGAGCGGGTTCTCCTCGTCGCCGCGCAGGTCGACCTTGTAGGTCGTGTTGTCGTTCTTGTAGAGCGCCTTGTAGAACTCATACGCCGCCAGCCGCCGCGCGTCGGTCGCGTTGAGCCAGTCCGGAGGCGCGCCGAAGAAGGGGGCGGCGGTGTTGTAGAGGACCATGGGCGCTCCTAAGCGGACCTGGATTTGCGCACGGTGGCCGTGCCTGGCTTGGTGACCGACTGGGAGTAGTGCCCGGCCATGAACCGACCGAGCGCCTCCGGGACGTGGTCGTCCTTCTTGAGGGGGTTCTCGGTGTCGTTCTGCTCGGACTTCGTCTCAGGGTATCGATAGTCCTGCATCTCACGGATCGCGTTGGTGCAGCTGTGGTCGAAGTAGAGCCGCGGCGCCCGGTCCGGGTGGCCCTCCTCGAGGTAGTCCGGCCCGATCTTGAGCCACCGCCGGATCATGTCGACCCGGTCCAGGATCAGACCGCCCGTCCCGCCCCGCAGTGGCACGTTCCAGGCGCTCGACTGCTGGTTCGCATCCCCCGGCGCCTCCGGGTCCGGGTAGAGCGCCAGGGCGACCCGGGTGAGCGGGCCCAGCCGGGGGTCGGCGTCGATGTCGGCGATCATCTCCGGGGTCGTGCGCCGGCGCTGGTAGTACTCCCCGATCACGTAGACGTTGTCCCACATGTCCAGCTGGATGAACAGCACGACGTTGGGGTTGGTGAAGCCGTAGTCGGTAGCCAGGTAGAGCGGCAGCTTGGGGTCGTAGAACAGGTGGGTGACGTGGATCTCCTCGTCGAAGTCCTTGAACACCGCCCCCACGTTCTCGGTGAAGTCCGCGCCGATCTCCTGCATGAACTTCTCGCGGGTCATCTCCGACTCCATGGCCCGGATCTCCGGGTCGAACCGGCCCGCCGGGAACAGGATGTCGTTGGTCCAGCTGGGCATCCGGATCGACCACCACCCGTCCTGGCCCTGCTGGCCCCGCTGCCACAGCTCGTAGAACCAGTTTTTGCCCTCCGGCGTGCTGGAGAACAGCGCCGACCCCCGGTAGTCGGCCAGCGTCGGGCGGATGTACTTGGTCCATACCGACGGCTTGAGCTTCGCCGCCTCCGCCAGGATCACACCCTTGAGCGCCTCACCGACCAGGGTCTGCGGGTACTTCGCCGACTTGGCGTGCACCAGGAACCGGCCGCCCCAGAGGCTGATGTGCATGTTGCCCGAGATCGGGTCGTTGTACGAGCCCGGCCGGTCGAGCGGCACCTCGAGCTTCTCCAGGTCGTTCCACAGCACGCGGAACTCCTTCTCCGCATCGGAGTACTCCGGCCCGACGATCCAGAACTCGTCGCGCTTGCCGTGCGGCTCCAGCTGCGCACGGTTGAGGTACGCCTCCAGGGCACGAGGGACGAGCTCGTGCCCACCGAGGGTCGACTTGCCGGTCCGGCGGCCGGCGCACACCACCCGGAACCGCGACCGCTCCATCTGGCCATGGATCCGCTTCTGCACCGCGTGGGGTCGGTAACCGATCTCAGCGAAGACCCCGGACAGGCTCAGGGCCTTCTTGGGCATCAGCTCACAGCCGCCCGGTACGCGCCTTGCGGTACGTCTGCGCACCGGTCACCGACGCCACGGCCGCCGCGGTCGCCAGAGCCGACGGGCTGCGACGGTTCAGCGCGGCGATCGGACCGCCCACCGACACGCCCCGCTTGATCGCCATCCCCACCGCAGCGGGCCGGGAGTAGATCACCCCCGACCCCTTCTTCTTGATCCGCCCGCCACCGGACGCACCGCCCTTGCCGCCGCGGCTCACCCCCCTGCCCCAGCCGCGCGTCGACCCGGCGTAGCGTCCCTTGCTGTCCCTGAGGACACGTCCGGCCATCAGTACCCGCCGTCGTCGTACGGGGTCGCGGCGTGCTGGGCGGCCTGGCCCTCACCGAGGTACTCGGGGAGGTTGTGGTGGGTGTCGCCACCGAAGTCTTCCGGGACCTGGCCAGCCCGTAACTCGTTGAGCGCCGCGACCGAGAAGTCGCTGTGCTTGAAACCGGACCCGTCATTCTTGACGATTCCGACCCGCTTGCGTGAAACGGCCATGATCCCTCTTCCTTAGTAGTTGCTCACGGTGCCGATCTTAGATCAGCACGATCATGTGGTTGCTGGCCTGGACAGGGGTCTCCGTCGGGTTGTCAACCGGCAACGCCCATAGGTAGTACTGACCCAGCGCGTACGAGCTGTCAACGAACAGGCTCAGCCTCCACCGGTGGTCGGCTAGCCGCTCCAGCCGGTCTGGTGTCTTCCAGCCGTCCGTTCCCGGCGCCGGCGGGAGAGATCCCGCAGCCACCAAGGCGATCCGCTTGTCAGTCAACGTCAGGTCCTTACTGTCGACCTCGGTGAGGATCCCCTCGGCGAAGTCGGTGAAACCCTGGCTGACTCGGATCGTTCTCATCGTGGCTCCATCTCGAACAGATAACGGCTCGGCACCACGTCGAAGGTGTAGCGCGATCCGAGCAGGGTGAAAGTGCAGTCGATGTCGCGCGACTGGATGACCAGTTTGCCGCCCGAGCTGGAGAGTGTCGAGGTCTGAGCGACCGTCCCGAGCCCGCCCGCCTGCTTACTGCCCGCCGCCTGCAGCGCCGAACCCTGGTCGATGTGGCCGATCCCGAAACCAGACCGGAAGTCTTCGACAGTGATGGCCACCGACTGGTCGACCGACCCGGCCCCGGCCGCCATCTTGAGCCCGACCGAGCTGGTCGTAGCGGCCGAGGTTGTCATGCTGCCCGAGCCGGTGATGGTCTTGCCGCCAGCTGCCGACAGGGTGCTCGCCTGGCTGAGGGTGCCAGACCCGGACCGGGCGTCGATGATGGTCTCGCCGCCACCGGTGACCGACGACCCCTGACTGATCGTCCCGGACCCGACACCGGTCTTAGCACCCGAACCGGTATAGGTGCTGGTCTGCTCGACAGCCCCCAGCCCAAACCCAAGTTTCTGCCCGGAAACTTGGATGTTGCTCGGCACATCCAACTCGGCTTGACCTGCAGCGCTCTTCGACCCCGAGCCGGTCAGATCGCTCGGCTGATCAATAGACACCGCGCCAGCGTTGGCTTGGACCTTGCTGCCCGCCGACGTCAGGTCCGACACCTGGACGATGGTGGCGCTGCCCTCGGCGGTCTTGCTGCCGGTCGTGATCAGGGTCGAGGCCTGGGAAAGGGTAGCGGTGCCCGCTGACACCTTCCCGGACACCGCGGCCAGGGTGTGGCTCTGGCTGATCTGCCCCGTCCCCGACGCTGCGGTCTTCGCGCCGCTCGAGGTCAGGGCGTGGGTCTGGTCGATCGAGCCGAACCCCTGGTTGGCCAGCACCCGCTGCCCCGACGACGTCAGAGTGTGCGTCTGGGTGATCGAGCCACTGCCCGATGCCTGCTTGCCACCGGTACCGGTCAGGTCGGACATCGAGCTGACCGAGCCGGTCCCGGTCGTGCTCTTCGAGCCCGACGAGGTGACGTCGGAGACCTGGCTGAGGGTCGCCGTTCCGGTGACCACCTTGCCCGAGGTCGCCGTCAGCGTGCTGGTCTGGCTGATTGACCCCGACCCGAGCCCGGTCTTGGCCCCGGTCGAAGTGGCCGTCGAGGCCTGGTCGACGGACCCGGTCGCAGCAGCCGCCTTGCTACCCGTCGAGGTCAGGTCGTTGGTTTGGGACAGGACCGAGGTGCCGATGCCAGTCTTGGCCCCGGTCGACGACACGTCGTTGCTCTGCGACACCTGCCCCGAGCCCGACCCGAACTTGGCGCCACTCGAGGCGAGGTCGCTGCTCTGGGCGACCTGCGCGGTCCCGGAGGAGACCTTCCCCGAGGTGACGACCAGGGCGTGCGCCTGGTCGATCGAGCCGGTGCCCTGCCCCGCCTTGGACCCGGTGCTGGTCATGGCGTGCGTCTGGGTGATCAGGCCAGACCCGCCGACCTCTTCGGTCTGGTCGTACTCGGGGAGGAAGATGTCGCCGATGTCGGTCCCGAACCCGGTCGACGTCAGCGCCGAAGACTGCGACACCGAGCCGGACCCGGAAGAGCCCTTGGCCCCCGCCGAAGCGACGGTAGACGTCTGGGCGAGGGTCGTGGTCCCGGCGCCCGTCTTGGTGCCCTCCGACGACGTGGCGTGCGTCTGGGACAGCGTCCCAGTGCCGGACCGGATCTGGTAGCCGGTCGACGTGAGGTTGTGCGTCTGGCTGACCGTCGTGGTCCCCAGGCCACCTTTGAGGCCGACCGACGTCAAATCGTCTGTCTGGGAGACCGACCCGGTGCCCGAGGCCCCCTTGAGACCCGTCGAGACGACCGCCGACGTCTGGCTGATCGCACCCGTACCCGTGGTCGACTTCGCGCCCGTCGAGGTGACCGTCGAACTCTGGCTGATCGTCCCGGTGGCGATCGCGGCCTTGGTGCCATTCGATTCGACGGTCGAGGACTGGCTGATCTCTCCCGTCGCCTGCGCACCCTTCTCGCCGGTCGAGGTGAGCGCTGAGGTCTGACTGATCTCTCCGGTGCCTGATGCGCTGGTCGACTGTGCGACCGCGCGGAGCCGGACGAACTGGGCGTGCGACGTGAGCGACGAGGCGTTGGTGTAAGCGAACGTCGGCGCGACACTGGAGGTGCCCGCGCTGACCTTCTCGTCAGCGATCAGGGTGCGGACATCGTTGCCAGTGGTGACCGCGAAGTTGACCTGGGTCACGGTCGGGAGGGTGGTCGCCCCGGTCATCCCGCCGATGGTCGGCGCGGTCACCGTGCCCGCATCACCGGACAGGCCGGCCGCCACGAGCACCAGGTCGTAGGGCTGGACGTCGAGCCCCGCGTCCGCCGTGATCGCCCCGTTCGCACCCGATGTGGTGTCCGACCCCGAAGTCGATACGGGGTTGACCCAGGTCTTGCCGGTGCCCGGGGTGTAGGCCACGATCACCGCGCCCACCGAGTTGAACCCGGTCGTCGTGATCGACGGGTCGGTGTAGGTCCCGACCCGGTAGAACGTGGCCACCGTGTTCGACCCCGTGTCCACCCCGGCCACCACCCCTGGAGCGTGGGTGATGTCGAGCAGGGTCCACCCGACCGGGGTGCTGACCGTCGGGGCGGTGGCCGCCACCGAACGCTTGCCCTGCACGGTGAGGATCGAGATGTCGTCCGCAGTCAGCCCCGCTGGCGTCGTCGGGACCAGCGGGCTAACCGCGGCTGCGGCCGCCGTGTGAGCACCGACCGCGCGCAGGCTGATCGCAGCGGGGTCGACATAGTCCGCGACCGCTATGCCGTACTCGTCGGACAGGTACGTGTGGACCGTGGCCCGGTCAGCGGCCGAGAGGACCGAGCTGTAGTCCAGGACCTCCGCGACGTAGCCGTTGAGTGACTCGCCGCCGTCGGTCTTCGCTCCGATAGTGAGCGCGGTCCCGGTGTTCGTGTGAGCGGTCGCCGACGTGCCGTCCTGGGCCCCGTTGACGAACGTGGTGTCGGAGTTCGACCCGTTGTCGGTGACGGTGAGGATGTACCAGGTGTCGACGGCCAGCACCGCGGCACCGGTGGCGTTGACCAGGAACGCCACGTTCTGCACACCGGTGGAGTACTTACCTGCGGTGGTGACGATCTGCTGCAGCGGCGACGAGGTCACCGACTGGTTGGCCGACAGCGTCTTGAGCCGGATCACCAGGAACCGGGTGACCGCCGTGTTCTGGGGCAGCGTGGCCACCACCCGCTGCGAGCTGGCCGAGGTGAACTCCACGATCGGCTTGCCGTTGGGCAGGGCGGCGCCCGAGGTCCGGTAGACCGGACGGAAACCGACCGTGGCCTGGACCGCGTGCGCACCGGAGGCCGAGGTGTCGGTCCAGGTCTGCAGGGCACCCCCGTCAACCGGGGGCGAGTCGATGGTCGACGCGCGCCACCGCCCTCGTAGCCCTGCGACTGTCGTGGGGTCAGCCATGGATCAGCCGATCGACGTCACGGTCGAAAGGCCGACGTGCCTCAAAGACTTCATTGTCTACTCCCAGTTGGCTTTGGCTTCGGCCAGCGTTCCGTAACGCCGCAGCTCGTCGATGATCTGCACATGCGCCCCGTTGGTCCCGTCGGCCCAGACCGTCCCGGCCGGGTAGAGACCGCAGTGGAAGTAGCACCCGGTGACCAGGTTCGCCGCCTCGTAGTCGGCCGACGAGCGGGTGACTCCGTCGGAGCCGACCGCGACCTTGTGTGTCGGGCCGTTGATCGTGACCCCCGGCAGGGTGGTGAACTCCTGCCCCGCCTGCCGGGCCCACACCTCGACCAGCCCCGTCGAGTCCTTGCGGAAGAGGATGTGGATGATGATGTCGACCCAGGTGTCCGACGGCATCGCCGCGTCCGTCACACCCGGCTTCACGATCGGCACCGGGATCTGGTCGTTCTTCCCCGTCGTCCCCGGGGTGCCCGTGTTCCACGCCGGCTGCGTCCAACCGCTCCCGTTCCACGTCCAGGTCCCGTTGCAGCCGCGGTACTGCAACTGGCCGTTGCGGAGCCCGATGTGGTGGTTGGTCACCTGGTTGAGGTTGTTGATCCCGACCGTGCCACCGTTGACGTTCCCCCGCTCGTGGATCTCCATGATGGACTCGAACGGGATCCCGACCTGGGAGTAGCCCGGGGTGATCGTCGCCTGCGACGGGGTCCCGGCCACCGTCGGCCAGAACGTCGACAGGGCATAGTAGACCTCGGGATAGCCGATCACCGCTCCCACCGTGTCGCCGCCCTCGTTGGTGTCGACGACGTCCATCATCGCCCGGTACGAGTTCCCACCGGCGATGTCGGTGGCCTGACCGTGGCACTCGAAGCGCTCCGAGTGGCCGGTGCCCAATCGGGTGGGGGTGGTCAGCCACGCGTGCTGGTGAGCGGCGCCGACCTGGTAGTCCGACGCCGAGTGCGTGAACGCCTGGTTCTCCGAGGTGTCCCAGTCAAAGTTGCGGAACACCCCTGTCAGGTCCGGCGCACCCACCTCGCCGATCGCGTACTTGGTCAGCAGGTAGTCGGTCACCTCGCCCATCTCGAGGTCGCTCAGCGCGACGCTGTAGTCGATGACCTCCGAGATCCAGCCGTTGAAGTACCCGCCCCCGTTCGACGACCCCACGATGGTCCCGGTGGAGGCCGGACTGTGGCCGGCGGTCGACGTCGGCCCGTCCTGCACCCCGTCGATGTAGGTGGTCGTCGAGTTGGACCCGTTGCCCCGCACCGCCAGGACGTGCCAGGTGTTGATCGGGATCGGGGTCCCCTCAGCGGTCCCCGTGCGAGCCACGATGGTGTTTCCCACGAACACGTCGAACTTCCCACCGGGGCCCAGGCCCAGCTCGTAGCCGTTGCCACCGGACCCGGCGTAGAACGAAGACCCACCACCGAACGACCCAGGGCGGAGCACGATGAACTTGGTGGAGGCGGTGTTGTTATCGGTGGTCGAGACCATGTTGACCGCGCCGGTGAACTGCACCGCAGGGCGGGTGTTGGACAGTACCGCCCCCTCCGACACGTACAACGGGCCCGTAGTCGCCGTCAACGGAACCCCGCCGTCGACCGAGCTCGGCCACGACGTCAGCGCCGCCCCCGACGCCACCCCGGTGATCGCGTCGGCCTTCCACCACCCGCGCAGCGCCGTCTGGGGAATGTCCGGGGTAACCTCCCGCACGTTGTGGGCGGCTGCCAGGATCTCGTGGTGCTCGACGTGCTCAGATCCGCCAATGGCCGTCGGGAGCGTCGGGGTCAGCCCCAGGTCGTTGTGCTCGTCGTGCAGGGTCGCATGGATCTCGTCGTGGACCACCCCGTAGTTCACGAACACCGGCAGCTGCGCCGCAGGGTTGCGCATCAGAAACGCGTCGCGCAGGACCTGGTGGTGGAGCCGGTGGTCCGCCTCGTACGCGGCCAAGGTCTCGTCGAGCACCACCATGTCAACCGCTCTCGGACTCCGGGGCGCTGTTCTCCCCTACGACCATCAGGGCAGGTTGATGTCGCAGTCGCTCAGGGTGTACTGGCCCTGGGCGGCGAAGGTCTCCGACGCCGACAGCGTGCCGCCGCCCTGGAAGGTGCCGCCGGTCACCGCCGACCACAGGCCGAAGTGGGTGTAGGTGCCGGCCGGGACGTCGAAGACGGGGTTGGCGTTGTTGTCCAGCGAACCCGCGGCCGCGGCGTTCCAGGTGATCGCCTTGCGAGCGTAGGCCGGGGCGCCACCCGTGGCCTCGCTGGCGCCCGTGGTGCCCGGGTCGGCCGTGTGGAGGGAGGCGAAGCCCGAGACACCGGCCAGAGCGGTGAGCATCGTGTTCTTCGCAGCAACGGAGAGAGGCATGTCGAGCCCTTCGGAATCGTTGGCCTCGACGGGGTCAACCGTAGCAGCCCCCAAACGCAGAACACCCTCTCCCAGGCTGGAGGAGAGGGGGTTCCGGCGATGCCCGGTCGAGGGGCTACGCCTCAGGGTGCCACAGACCCGACGCTGCAGCTCGGGACACGCCCGGTCAGCGGTAAGTCTTGATCTTGGCGACCACCTTGTCGTAGATCCCGGCCTTCGGTGAGAACCCGTTGGTCAGGATCCCGAACGCGAGCTCACCGTTGGTGGACGACACCCCGCGGTCTCGCAGCTGGTAGAGGGTGGCGACGAACGGGTCGGCCAGCATCACCGCGTGGATCTGGGCCACGACCGCATCCCCGACCACATCGAAGGTCCCGTACGACGTCACCGACGGCAGCCCGAACTCCAGGATCCCAACCGGCTTGCCGTAGCGGGCTCGAAGCTCACGCATCGCAACCGTCATGATCGACATCGCGGTCGCCGACTTCTCCGGGTAGGCGTGCACGCAGATGACGTCCAGCACGGGCAGCCCGTCGAAGAACGCCTTCCACTTCGCCACTCTCGCATCGTTGACGGGGTAGCCGAACGGGGTCGTGGTGATCTTCGCCGCCTCGAGCCCGGCCACCGAGCGGATCCGGTCGCGCATGACGGTCAGAGACGTGTTCATGCGCTGCAGGTAAGTCGGCGACAGCACGTTGTTGAGCGACGCATGGTTGCGGTAGTCCCGCCCGTCGTGCTCGTTGTAGATCTGCCACAGGTCGACGAACTCCCCGATGTCCTCGGCGACCGCCTTGACGTACTGGCCGTTGTAGTCGTTGAACTGGGCCTCGGACCAGGTGTTGTTGACGTAGAGCGACGCCATCACCAGGACGACCTTGATGCCGGCCGCGCGGACCTGGGCCATGGCCTGCTTGTAGAAGATGGCCTTGGCTGCGTTTCGAGTGAACACCCCGTTGCTGATCGACCCGTACGCACCGATCGGGATGTCGAACCGGCCCCAGGTCGCGCCCGTGGCGACCAGCTCGGCCAGGTCCCGGTCGAAGGTCTCCTCCTTGACGAAGATCATCAGGCCCAGATTCTCCGCCAACGGGTCCGGCGGGGGTGGGGTCGTGCCGAACATGGCGTGGATCCGCGCGCCCAGGCCGGCAACCGCCTCGTCAACGACAGCCTGGACCTCCTCCGGCGTCGGCACTACTTCTCGCCCGCTTCCCGCTCCGCAAGCGACGTGCCGTAGCCGGTGGCGACCTGCTCGGTGCTGGTGAACGACGGACCGTTCCCCGAGGCGGCGTTACCGATCAGCGAGAACAGCAACGACAGGAACGCCCCGCCCGCAGCGGCCCCGCCAATCCGCTCCCAGTCAGCCTCGAAGGCATTGAACACGTCACCGCCGACAATTGTCCCTGCCCCGATAGCCGCACCCCGAACCATGCGCTCGACCGCAGCCTTCCAGAAATCCTTCTGCCAGATACTCATGAGTCACTGTTATCAATGCCGAGAGCGGCGAACAGCTCTTTACCGGGAATACCGTCCAGGTCAGGATGGAAGTCGGTTTTACCGTCCTGCCAGCAGTCGTCCTTGTCCAACGTCGTGTTGCCATTTCCCTGGGCGACTTTCAGCTGGGCCAAAGACGTCGACCGGCGCGTGTCCTTCCCGAGAATTCCGTCGACCTCGAGGACATAGTCGTGGAACCGGTTGAGCATGGTCTGGTACTGCTTCCCGTCCTCCCCCAGGTCGAGCCGCTCCCGGCCCTCAATCGCCTTCTGGACCGCCCGCAGCGAGATCAACGGCTTGGCCGGCGGCATCCCCGGCAGACCGAAGTTGGTCGGGTCCGCCTTCATCCGCTTCCGCAGCTCACCCACCACCCGGGCCACCTCCTTCTTGCCCGCCGTGCTGTTCGTCCCCGGCGCCATGTTGAAGTGCATCCCGTCGATCGTGGAACGCCAGTTGCCGCCCCACTCCATGATCCCCTCCATCTCATCGAGGATCTGGTCGATCTCGGCGACCTGGGCCTTGGTAAACCCCACGTACTTGCTGCTTGCGCCGTTGGGGTGCTGGGTCGCGTTGATGTCGATCGCCACCCCGCCGCCGTGCTCGGAGATCTTGTTCGGGTTGTTGGCGTTGGCCTTGAAGTAGAACGACCAGTCGTCGCCCTTCGCGTACTCCGAGATCCGCTCCACCCGCCGGTTGAACGAGAAGATCAGGTAGCGGAAGGCGTCGGCGAGGATGCCGTCCTTGCTCCCGATCACCAGGTCCCGGCGCACCCGGAACTTGGTCCCGTAGCAGTCGATCGTCGCGTTGCCGCCCCACGTGTCGGGGTCCGGCGACGCGGTCCACCCATATCCGGTCGTGTAGTCCTTGGCCATCTCGAGCTCCTGAATCTCTGGGGGCGGGCTGTCGCAGCCCACCTCGACAAGGCCCTGCCACTGCAGCGGGACCGCCATCACTGTCCTCGACGAGTTGTTCCCGCCGATCCGGAAGGTCGCACTGATCACGCCCTCCTCCTCGAGGAACCCCTCGGCCTCCCTCGACGTCTTGCCCGGCAACGGTGCGGTGTCCACCCACCCGTCCTCGACGAGCTCGCCCTTCTCGATCACGAACCGGTGCGCCCGCGACGCCCCGTTCGACTCGACATCACGGTGCACCAGCTGCGCGATCCGGCCGTCGGCGAGCTGTGTGACCATCGAACCCTGAAACCGCTTCCCCCACGACGGAACCGTCGTATCGGCCAACACAATCGGTGCGCCGTCCTTCACAGATGACAGCGCGTAGACAATATGGCGGTTACCGCGACGCACCGACAGCAAATCGTCCTTCGGATCAACAGAAACGTCGCCGTTCGGAACACCTTTGACGGGATGGAACTCACCGGGCCGGCCCAGCGGCCACCAGCCGACGCCCTTCACCAGATGCCCCTGCCACACGCACAGGTCCCCGTCGATCTCGTCCAACCCGAAACTCGACCCGTGACCGCCGCGCTTCTGGACCCAGGTGGCCACGAAGTTCCCGTCGCCGTCGGTCTCCCGGAAAACCGTGTCCTCCTCGTCCTGACCCCGGACCTTCTCCGCCTGGGCGATCACGTAGCGGATCTTGCCGCTCCTCATCCGGATGTACTTGACCCCCTGGATCAGGTCCACACCCCAAGGCCCCGTCCACCGGGCCAGCTTGAAGATCTTCACCGCCATCCCCCCACACCCCCCTGGAGAAGGGCAGAGCCAGAAGGCACGAACAAGCCCGAGACGCTGGAGAGCGTCCTCGGAACCTGGTGCATCCGGGAGAGCACGAGAGCAGGTGGCATACGCACAGCATACGGGCGACGGATGTGTCAACAGGTGGCCAGAACCTGATCGAGCGGTGACATCGGGGACTCGACGAGGTGGCTTCGGAAGTCTGACGTCGACCGCATCGAGGTTGTGGTGGAACCTGCGGACGGTGTGCCAGCACCGGAGCGGAAGACGTGGGCCCAACTCTAGCGGATCGGGACTCGTCGAGGGAGGAGCCGGTCCGGCGCGCGCAGCGAGCGAAGCGAGTGGATGCGCGCCGAGCCTAACCCCGCACGCAACAAAGTTCAACATTCGCACGGAAAACGGCACATGTTTGCTCGCTTTGGTAGCGCACTACCGGTAGCGTGTTACCCGACGACATCGAGGCCGGGAGGAGGCGAGTACGCCGAGGCCGGTCCGCGGCAGAGCCCCATGGGGGAGCAGCTCTGTCGGGGACCGGCTCTCTGTCTACTCAGCCGAGAACCGAAGGCGAGGGCGTCTCCCCCACCGGAGCCCCAGGGCTCACAACCGAGAGGAACCATCGTGTTCAAGAAAGGAACGCTCAGCCGGTGGCTCGCCGGCGCATTCGTCATCGCCGCACTGGCGATCGGATGCTGGGCCCGGATCGACGGGATCAACTCCGCCGCAACCGGCGTCAACTACGTCCGCGACACCGGCGAGGTCGGCAGCGGAATCCTGGTCGGCTCGCTGTCCGGCGGAGGCGACAAGTTCGCCGCGGCCAAGAACGCAGCGAGCAAGCCCACCAAGGGCATCGCGCCCTGACCACCCGGCGCCCCGCACCTCACCCGTGCGGGGCGCCCCTACCTCCCCCTCCCAGACCAAAGGCCTCCCGTGAAGAAGTTCCTCCTCGAGGTCCCCGCCCTCTACCGCTGGGTCCGCAACCCCAACCGCGCCGTCCTGGACTTCCCGCCCCGCATCTTCGCCTTCCTGGTCCTGCTGGCCTGGTGGAAGTTCTGGGGGTGGACCGGGGACATCTTCAAAGGCGGCGGCATGGTGCTCGGCGTCCTCGCCGGCCTCGGGCTGTGGGTCGGCTTCCTCAAGGTGTACGACCGGTTCACCGACCTCCGCGATGAGGGCGTCGAGGGCGGGTTCCTGCAGCTGCTCAAGAACGTGTTCTCCTCGACCAACAAGTTCGGCGACACCGACGCCCGCTGGGAGATCTACGTCACCGGGCCGAAGCGCCCGTTCACCAACGTCGAGCCCAAGCTCTACGCCAAGAAGATGACCTCCACCGGGGAGATCAAGGCCATGGTCAACCCCGGCAAGGTCGGCGGCGACCTGGCCCGGATCGCGGCCGACGCCGTCACCATCCTCCCCGGCATCATGGACTGCCAGGAAGTCTCGGTCAGCCCCGTCACCACCGGCTCGGCATGGCTGACCTTCTACAAGAAGAGCCCCCTCGAGGCGCCCCGGACCGTGCTGGACCTACCCCCGTCCGGTGCGAGGTCGCTGACCTTCGGGTGGCTCAACGACGGCAACGCGGCCACCGTCCCGTTCGGCTACAACCTCCAGATCTCGGCGACCTCCAACGCCGGCAAGTCGAAGTTCATCTGGAACGCGTTCTTCGACCTGCTGCGCGACAACCTCGACCCCTCGCTCCCGGGCACCCCGACCGACATGACCCTGATCGACCCCAAGAGCGAGTTCGCCTGGTTCAAGCAGTGGGAAGGCAAGTCCTTCGCCAACGGCCGCATCCGCATCGTCACCTACATCGGGCCCGAAGAGGACGAGGACGTCGAGGACGACGAGGTGCACAACCGAGTGCTCGAGGAGGCCGAGGCGCACTTCCTCAAGATGCGCCACGAGCTGCACCGGCGCCAGGCCAGGGCCGACCGGATGTTCGGACCGGGCGAGGAGCTCGAGCACCCGACCGATGAGTTCCGGGCCCAGTGGACAATCATCGACGAGGGCCTGGACGTCGCTCCGCTGTTCCAGAAGGGGATGGCGAACACCAACATGGGCGTCTACATGTCCCAGGGTCGGCGCACCAAGGACTTCGTCTGGATGGGCGTCCAGGCCGCCACCGTGGCCGAGATCGGCGGGATCGGCAAGGCATTCCAGATGAAAGTCAGCCTTCGTCAGATGACCGCCGAGGCGACAAAGGCGGCCCTCGGTATCAGTGAAAGCGATGGGGTTCCCTGCACCTCCATTCCGTTCGATATGCCGGGTGTGGGTTTCTATGTCACCGAAAGCGGTCAGAAAGCTAAGTTCAGAACCGCTAATGTCACCAAGGTCCATATCCGCCACGTCATGACCACCGGGACTTTACCCGAGGGAATGATGACCCGGGACCTGGCCCGCGAATTGCGGAACGGGCAGAGGCCGCATTACCTGTACCGGACGTTCGGATATCTCAAGAACAGGAAGATCGGTCATATCTACACCGGCGAGACGAACAACCGGGAGCGCCGCTACAAAGAGCACCGCAGGGACGATGTGTGGAAGGGCGAGTGCCCGATCTGCACCGTTCAGGACTGCCGGTGGTGGGAGAAGCACGCACTCTTCACCATGTCCTGCGTCGTCGCCGGGCACGACCTGGCAGTCGCCATGGAGAAGGCCGAGATCCACGCGCTGCAGCCGATGTTCAACATCGCCGGGGCCGGGAACAACCGCAAGGTCCACCTGACCCGGCTCACCTACCGCGGCCCGTCCATGACGATCGACGGCAAGGTGATCGACGACGAGAAGCCGGTCGAGACCAAGAAGCGGCACTTCAAGGCGTCCCTGGTCGAGCGCGAGCCGTACGTGCTCACCACCCCCACCGAGGAGCAGGCCGCAGCCACCGAGGCGAAGCGGAAGCGCCGGATCGTACGCAAGAAAGTTGCGCCAGTAGACAAGGAAGTTGCGTCTGTGACACCGATACGCAAAGAAGAGCCCACGCCGAGCAACGATGTTGTGCCTGAGCCCGATGGCTACGACCTGGCGCCCACCGGCACCGACGACAACTTCCACCTGACCCACCTCGTCGGCGCCTCCCGGCCCGGCGGCCCCGTCCAGGGCTGGGGGTTCTCGGAATGACCACGGTGCACCGCAAGCCCTACAGCTACACGCGCAACGGCAAGACCGTCCACGTCCGCGCCACCACCTACGAGCGCGCCGACAGCAAGGGCGTCCAGCCCCAGCCCCAGAAGAAGGCGTCGCTGGGCACCAACCTCGGCATCATCGGGACGGGGTGCTCGCTGGGCGGGACCATGATGTCCTCGCTCCCCAACAGCGTCCAGCTGGTGTGCTGCGCGGTCGGCATCGTCTCGATTCTGCTCAGCTTCGTCCTGCGCTCGAAGGGGAAGTGATGTCTGTCCACTGGACCCCGATCATCGTGTCGACCGTCCTCATCGCCGGCGCCGTGGCGGTCAACCAGACCGAGGTCAAGGTCAACTGCGGCCCCCAGGTCACCACCATCCCCGCCGTCCGCGGGCTCGAGTACACCGGCATCGCCGGGACGTTCCTGCACGACATCAGCCAGACCGGCAAGCAGCCCTCGTACGCCCAGATCCACAAGACCGTGATGGGCGGGATCGGGATCATCGACATGTGGCGCCAGGACTTCGTCGCCCACGTCAAGTACGGCGCCAACGCCCCCGAGACGCCGCTGTCGGCCGCCTGGCAGAGCACCGGCCAGGCGTCCTACGAGGCCGCCCTGGCGTCGTGCTGCCCCACCCTGGCCACCGTGCCCGTCGAACAGCCCGGCACGCCCCCACAGAGCGGGGGAGGGACCGTACAGCCCGCGAGCCTGTCGACCACCAAGGAGCTCTCCGGCGCCGAGCTGGCCGCCGACGCCCTCTCCCGGGCGGGGTTCCCCAAGAAGTGGATCGCCATGTTCATCGCCATCGCCAAGCACGAGTCCTCGTTCAACCCCAAGGCCGTCGGCCCCACGGTGGGAGCCGGGACCATGCGGGGGATGTGGCAGCTGAACGACCAGTACTGGAAGATCCCGAACTGGCAGGACCCGTACGCCAACGCACGCAAGGCCCTCGAGGTGGCGCGTGACAGCGTCGCCAACGGCCGCAGCCCGTACTACCCCTGGTCGACCCGGCACTCCGCCCAGAGCGACGCGCCGCAGTACGAGAACCTCGTCCCCAACCAGCCCGGGGTCCGTGTCGAGCAACTGCCCAACGCCATGCAGGCCGACCCCAACGACCCGGTGCCCAACCCCACCGACTGCGCCCAGCCGCCGACCGGCGACCCCGGTCTGGGCACCGCCACCGGCGACATCAACGGCACGGTCCGCGAGGTCATCAGCCTCAACCCCTCGGGCGCCGGGAACTTCCAGACCATGGCCAAGGACGGCCCGTACTGGTACGTCGCCAAGGCCACCACCGGCAACAACGCCGCGGTGGTCCACCAGCTCAACGGCGCCGGCCAGCAGGTCTCGGAGATGCGTGTCCGAGGCGAGATGCACCCCACCGGGATCGGGGTCCGCAAGGGCATCGTCTACGCCGACGTCTCCGACACCGTGGTCTCGTTCCCCTACCGGGGCGGGACGACGATCGACGGCGGCAGCCAGAGCAAGACCGGCTGGCACGGCGAGATCAGCATCGACCCCCACGCCGACCGGGCGGTCATCCGCCGCGGCAACAAGTACCGGCTCTACGACATGGCCACCAAGAAGGAGATCGGGGTCCAGATCAAGACCGCCCCGGGGATGCGGCAGGGGTTCGGGGTGAGCGGGAAGATCCTGACCATCCTGTCCGGCAAGACCAACGGCCCGGCTTCGATGGAGACCTGGTCGTTCACCACCGGCAAGCGCATCGGGATCCGCGACGTCACCGACGTCGGGTTCCGCAAGGGCGAGAAGAAGGGCAACCGGGAGCCCGAGGGTGTCTTCGGGAACATGATCGGGGTCAAGGTCTTCACCGGCGACAAGCGCCGCCTGAGGGTCTTCGAGATCGGATCCAAGGGCACGCCGAGCCTGGCCAAGGCCACCCTCAAGGGCGGGCCTCCCGCGGGCTGGCCGATCCGCTCCGACAACATGGCCCCGAACACCGCGCGCGGCCGCGAGCTGGTCATGAAGCACTTCCCGATCAAGGTCAGGGTCGCCGACTGCGCGATCCAGAAGTCGGGGCACGTAGCCAACTCGTTCCACTACACCGGCCACGCCTGCGACATCATGACCGGGTCGAGGAAGCAGCTCGGGTTCGACATCTCGCGCTGGGCCCGAGCGAACGCCCGGCAGCTGGGGGTCGAGCAGGTGATCCACAACAACCAGATCTGGACCTTGGATAGGTCAGGAGACGGATGGCGGCCCTACTCGGGGGCGTCCAACCACGAGGGGCACGTCCACCTCTCATTCAACAGGGACAAGGGGACACAAGCATGAACATCGGAGTCAAGGCGGGGCTGATCGTAGCCACGGTCCTCGCCACAGTGATCGCGGGGCTGGTGACCGTGGTCTCGTCCTGGAAGCCCGACGGTGACCAACACCAGCAGTCGTGGGGGGAGGGCGGGGTGCTGCAGACCATCACCCGCAAGCAGACCGTGCCCGCGATGGTCTACCTGCAGACCTGGTTCGCCGTCGAGCTGCCGCTGATCGTCGTGCTGCTGCTGATCGCCGGCCTGCCCGGTCAGGACGCCGGGTGATCGTGGCGGACCTGGTCGCCTCGGTGGTCCAGGACTTCCACGTCAAGCTCCGCGCCGAGGACGAGGTGGCCAAGCGGATGCGGTCCAGCGCCGCGTCGATGGCGTGCCTGCACCGCGACGCCAACCTCACCTACGCCGAGATCGAGCAGATGGTCCGCGACGGGCTGCTGGCCAAGGGCTGGGGCGAGGACCGGGTCAAGAAGGCCGGCGCGTCCCGTGAGAGGATCAAACAGCTGATCGCCCGGTCGTAGACAGCACAAAGCCCCCGTCCTCCTCACAGGGACGGGGGCTTTGTCGTTGTCAGGACTACTCGATGCGATCGACCAGATCACGCAAGCATCGAGCCAGGCTTCCGATGCGATACGTGGCTACCTCCACCCGGGAGCGCACCAAGGACGTGTTCGAATCGTCAACGGGGGTGACGACCTGCTTGGACTCGCTCTCTTGTTCAGGCAAGAGAATGTGGCCCAGTTTCGACTCGAGGTGGTTGGTCGCCTCGAGCAGTTGTGCGAGCGCCTTCTCCTGCCTCTCCAAGGCGTTGATGATCGTGGGCTGGGCGGAATCGGCGACGGGCTCGTTGCTCATCATGCGGGGGTCCTCTCGTGGTCGCTGACGCCCTGCCAGCGGTAGATCGTCGACCGGTTGACCCCGGCCTGCCGGGCAGCCTCGGTGATCGACACACCCAGCTGGAGCGCCTCCAGGGTCACGGTCTGCAGGTGCAGCTCGAACGCCTCAAGCCGATCGCGCTGGGCCTCGACGTCAGCCCTAGCCCTTTCGACCGCGGTTGTCACGGTGCCTCCTCACAGCATCTCGGATCTCTTTGATGATCACGATGGGGATCAGGATCAGGGCGATGACCCCCGCCGCGGTGCTCACTCCCCGTCCTTCGGGCCGTGCGGGCAGTTGGGGTAGTGGAACGCACCCCGGCACATGCAGTCCTCCTCGGCCGGCGGTGACCACGCCACCTTCGACCGCGCGGCCTCGATGCGCGCCAGGTAGTCGGCCTTGCCCCGGAGGTCCTGGACGACGCTCTCGTAGCCCAGGCGCGCCGACTCCTGCAGGTTGGCCAGGACCTCGAGGCGCTCGTTGGGGTCGAGGGTCAGCAGGTGGTGCCAGAGCTGGCCGGGCGTGCGCTCAGCGAACGGCTCGACCGGGCTGGGGTCGGCGCCGAAGGCGATCCTGCTGAGGTTGTAGCCCGTGATCACGGGTGGCTCAGCAGGGCCCACGCCGCCTCCGGGGCGAAGATCAGGACCAGGGCCCGGGTGATCATGTAGACCGACGCGATCACGGCGATCGCGGCGAAGAGCCCGTCGAGGTGGAAGTGCAGTCCACCACCGCCTCCACCGTCTTCGTCGTCGTCGTCGTGGTCCTCCGGGGGCTCGGGGTCCTTGGGCTTGGTCTCGGGAAGGTCCTTCTCGAGGATGCGGCGGTCAGCTTCTGATAGGTAGGATGACATGCCCTCACCGTAGCACTGGACAGCACTAGTGCGCTACAGCCCGACACCGTGTCCGGGCAAGAAAAAACCCGCCTGCCGTCGGTTGGGGGCCAGCAAGCGGGTTTGATCTTTCGGGCGACATCCCTCCCCAGAGAGTCGACGTCCAGGTTATCAGAGCACGATGCCCGAGCGCTGCCGAGTTCCTGTGTTCTTCGCCTCGATCTCCGGGGTCTGCACCACCTCGGCGTCGACGACGTCGCCCTCGGGCTCGTCGAGGTCGATGAACAACCGGCCGCCGGCGGCCGCGTCCTCCCACTTCGCCGTGATCGTGACCTTGCTCTCCGACTTCTCCGGGACCTTGCCCAGAGCCCGGTCGAAGATCAGCGCCATGGCCTTCACCCGGGCCTCAGCGCTGCCGTAGTCGTTGGTGGCGATCTTGATCAGGGCGTCGGTGACCTCGGTCATCTTGCTCATCAGCTGGCGCTGGATCCGGCGCTCCATGCTGGCCCTCAGCGCGTCGTGCATCACCCAGGGGATCGCCTGCGGCGGCGAGGAGAACCCGCCGTTGCGGTTGCGCAGCTGGCCGCGCGCGATCTCGTCGTCGTCCAGGTCGTCGACGGTGATCACCCCGTCGATCAGCTGCTGGTAGCGCTCGGGAACCTTGGCCCGCTTCTTGCGCACCCGCTTCTTGCCGCCCCACTGCTGGCGCCCCTCCGGTGCCACCGCGGTCATTCGTTGAGCTCTCTGCCGTCGAGGGAGTGGTGAATGATCAGCCAGCCGATGCTACCGTCTTCGCGCGGCACGGGCTCTGTCTCGGGACCGCACGGGCAGTCCTCGTCCTGGTGCTCGATCAGGTCGTTGATCGGCTCGACGTGGACGTTACTCACCGTAGACATCCATCATTTCGAGATCCATGCGCAACGTTGCGTTGCGCAGCAGGCCGGCGATCTGGTGGTCGGCTCCACCGTCAGGGATCAGGACGATCTGGGTGATCTCCTTGCCTTCGTCGTCGAAGCCCTTGCGGCAGGCCACCACCACAAACTCGAGCAGCAGCAGGTCTTTAATGATCTCGTCACTCTTGGTCAGCGCCTCGCCCTGGCACGCCTTCTCGATAGCCGCGCGGAGCTCGTCGTTGTCAGCCACGGTAGGTGTCCCGCCAGCGGTTGCCCGCGGTGCCCCTGGAGGGGACGGCGAGACCGAGGGTGAACAGGTGCGGGCCCAGGTGTGTCTCGACCTCGTGCTCGTCCTCGGCCCACAGGCCGGCGAGCCAGCGCCCGTACTTCTCGGGGTCGGGCTTGGTCTTGACGTAGACGGTCAGGTCGTGGTCGATGGCGTAGGCCCACCACTCGCGCACGTCCTCGGTGGCCTGGCGCGCCTTCTCCCGCTCGAACGGGGTGACCAGCGGGCCCTGTTTCTCCGGGGTGTCCCAGCCGTCCAGGCGGAACTCGTGGTAGCCGATCTCGCGGAAGTCCTGGTCGACGTAGCACCACCACGAGTCGCCGTCGACGACCCGCACCGGGAGCAGGGTGATCACCTTGCGGATGTGCTGCAGCGTCGTCACAGCAGACCCCGCGCGGCGAGGATGCGGTGGACCTTCTTCGCGCCGGTCTGGATGCTGCCCTTCTTCCACAGCTGCAGGTCGTGCGCGTCCAGTCCCTCGGCGAGGACCGCCTTGAGGCGCGCGACCTCGAGGTCCTTGTCGGCCTTGCGCTTCACAGGCGGCCCTGGTTGGTGGAGGCGGAGAACGTGTCCTCGGCCACGGTGGAGGAGAAGTCGATCCAGCGCTTTGACGGGATGCAGAAGAGCTTGTGCGCCTCGGTGGGGTGCCAGATGGGGTGGCTGTCCATGCCGTCCGCCAGGGCGTCGACCATGGCAAAGTCCTCGGGGCTGGGAGCGGAGTCGTCGAGGTGGGAGTGCACGACCTGGACGAACCCCGACGGGGCGCCGGTGTACTCCCAGCGGATCGCGCGCTCCATGGCCTCGTAGTCGAACTCGAACGAGTCGGCAGGGTGGGTGGAGCGGTTGACGATGGGGATGAACTGGGCGACACAGGCCTGCTCCCTGGTGCCGGTGGCGAACTTGCGGTCGGGGTAGAAGAACACCCCGCACCCCTCCTCGCCGCGGTAGGTGTGCTGAATCTCGGACTCGCCGGCGGGCAGCAGCCCCGACTCGGTGAGCTCGACCTGCTCGAGGAAGTGCGCCGCGGCCTGGTCGAGCATGTACGGCGTGGGCTCCACGAGCCTCACTTCTCCAGCCTCTCCAGCAAGTCCATGTAGCGGGCCTCAGGGACCACGTCGTTCGGGCCCAGAGCGCGAATCCCACTGTCAATGAACGACCAGTACGCCAAACGTCGAGGAAGCCGATGCGCGGCCTCGCGCCACGCCCATTCCTGCAGACGATTCGAGATCTCAGAGATCGGGTAGCCCGAAGTGACGATGGTCCAGAACCTCATGACAGTGCATCCCCCAGGGAGTGGCCGGAGCGGTAGATGTCGCGCCGCTTCTCGGCGAGGTCGATCACCGCGGCGTAGTGCTCGTCGGTGGGGTCGAGGTCCTCCATGACGCCGGCCGAGGCGATGGTCTCGCGCTGGACGATCATCCGCTTCTCCTGCGGGGTGAGCTCGACGTGGCCCATGGCCAGCGGCTGGGGGTGGCCCGCGGACCCGCCGAACTCACTGGGGTCACGGTTCTTCGCGGAGTTGAGCGGGTCGTAGGCCATGGATCCCACGTTACCGGGTGAGATGACCCTCGTGCCGGACACAGTGGGCGCATCGGATGTTCCGATCTCGGGGGACGAGATCGAGGAGCAGCATGAACACACTCAAGGCCGCAGCGATCGTCACCGCAGGCTTGGCCCTGTCCGGGGCACTGGCGTCCACAGCGGAGGCGGCCGCACCCGAGCCGGCACCGGCCACACCTCAGGCGGTGACCGTCCTGGGGAACTCCAGCCGGTCGAACACCGCGCTGTACGCCTACCACTCCAACAACTGCACCGGCACCCGGGACTTCGTCGACGTCGGCGAGCTGGCTCACGGGGTGGGGTCGGTGGGGTCGATCCTCATCGTCGCCCGCACGTCGGGGTCGGCGTCCCCGTGGTACATCATCCGGTACTCCGACAGCACCCGCTGCTGGCGGACACCCACCGCGATCGCCACGTCGGTGTACCTGAACCATCGGGGCGCCGGCGGCTGGTAGTCCTCGCCGCTTGAAAGCGAAGGGGCCGGTCATCACGACCGGCCCCTTCTGCAGGTCTCCATCAGGGCAGGTTGATGGGGTCGGCGTTGGTGAAAGACCCGTCGGGCTGCTTGACGAGCCGGATCCCCTGGGGCGACACGACGGTCATCCCGGGGTCCACCCCTTCGGCTACAGGGTCAGATCCCGGGGCCCTGGCGGGGCCAGGAGCGTCTGCGGAGCCCGGGGCGGGCCAATCCTCCCAGGAGCGTCTGCGGGGCTCTGAGCGCCTCCAGCGCCACCAGCTCACTTCACACCCCCGAGCTCGGCGTGGTGGGGCCCGTGCCACGGCGGGGTCACGTCCTCGACCGCAGCCGCTGCAGGGGCGCCCACGATGGCGTCGACCGGCTTCGGCTCCTTGAGGGCACCGCACCAGCACGACTCCCGTCCGTCTTCCAGCCGGTAGGTCATCCCCTTGTGGCACTTGTCGCACACGGGTTCGGGCTTCGGCTGTTCCTGGTCGCCACCCACCAGGTCGTCGAGCCGTTGGGCTACCTGTGCCGCGTCGAGGTGCGGGCCGTGCATCTTCATCGCCTGCCGACGCTCGACCTCTGTGTGGCAGTCCTGGGCGAACTTGGCCACCGCCGCCAGTTTGGCTTCGGCGTCCCGTGCGGCCTGGTCACGCTCCAGCCAGGACTGGGCCAGACCAATGATCCACTGGTCGGGTTCGAGCTGAGCTCGCTCGCATGCGACCAGTGTCGTCACGAGATCGCGAGTGATCTCGGCCATCAGACGGGGAAGTTCAGGTGGAGGTGCTCGGGGTGGCGCTGGGAACGGCGGGGCGGGGTCAGGGCCTGCTCGAGGTAGCGCCTGATGCCCCAGGTCCGCTCGTAGGGGAGCCAGGGACAAGCCACCGGCAATGTCCGGACATGCTCGTCAAACGAAACCTCAACCGAACTTGAAGTTTTGCGGTTGTTCTCCCTCATCGCTGGTACCCCTCTGCGAGCTCGGCCACCAGGCGCAGCGTCTGGCGGTTGTTGATCACCCAGGACCGGACACCGTGCTTGTGCACCGGCTTGAACCCCAGCTCACGGAGCCGGGCACCGAACTTCTGGACCGATGCCGGCTGCATCCCCGCGACCTCGCTGGGTGGGGCGAGGGCGACGTAGCGCTCGTGCAGGGCCTTGGAGGCGTAGACCCCCGAGGGCAGCCCGTTGAGGACCTTGAGCACCGTGGCGTCGTCGACCGGCAGGTAGTACCGCACCGGCTCCAGCGGCTTGAGCTGTGTCATGTGAACCATCATACCCTTCTGAACCTTGCTCGACTACCCTCACGGCCGTTCAGCCCCTCCAGGACCTCCGAGAGGCCGTCGGGGTGATAGGGGTGATGTTGGGTGTTAGGTTTCGTCCTCTCGGCCAATAAACGCGTATCGGTCTCTACAGGTATCGGTTCACTAGGTTCATTCGTGCGAAGCCTCGCACATTTAGAATCTACGTTAGATCTAACACCCCTAATACCCCTATCACCCAGTTTTAAGGTTTTTTCGGGCTCTTTGGCCGGGTTTTGGAGGCTCCGATCACGAACCACGACCGTCCACGAGTTCCCGTGGTGGTCCGACCGACGACTCTGGATCAGCTGCAGATCGTCTAAAACCTTGTTTTTCTGGTGCCGGTAGGCCTGTCCGAGCCGCCGGTTGTACCCCTTGGCCTCCGGATCTTCGAGCCCCGGAGGACACTCAGCAGTCCCCGGACCGTCCTCCAGGAGCTTTCTTACGACTGAACCGACCGTGAAACTGGTGCCCACCCCGAACTTCCGGGTGAGCCAGCGGTAGTGGTCGAGCCAGTAGGTGCGCTCGTAGTCGGACTCCGAACGGGTCTCGACCAGGTTGCCCAGGAAGCCCTCGACGCCGGCCACCTGGAGGATCCCGCCGACCATCCCACCCCAGGACTCGAACGACCCGAACCGGCGCCCCGCGGCGCTCTGGGGCTGCCCGGCGACGAACCAGGCCCGCACCAGGGTCAGCAGGGCCTCCAGCAGCGCCACCCGGTTGTCCAGGGTGTACTGCCGGACGTCGGCGTGGGTGAAGGCGTCGGCCGAGCGGTCCTGGGGGTTGGGCGTCTGGGGCTCGAGGCGGATGGTGTAGTACCGGCGGGAGGTGTCCCCGTTGACCGTGACGTTGTTCCCCAGGGCCACCCAGGTCACGTTGTTGGGCAGCTCGACGTTGGTCGACGAGCCCAGGATCCGGTCGGTGTAGGTGTCCCCGGTCAGGGCCCGACTGAGTGAGATCCCCTCGATCTTGTGGGCCTCGTCGAACACGAACAGCTTGGCCCCGGACCGGAAGGCCGCGGTGATCACCTTGCGGTTCTCCTCGTCCTCCTTCGACCAGGGCAGGGCGGCCGCGCGCTCGCCGGTGACCAGCAGGGAGAGGATGTCGGCGAACATGTTCTTGCCCACCCCCATCTGCAGCCCGTTGACCACGGCCAGCGGCACCGTGCCGCACAGGCCCCGGACGAACGGGGTGAGGACCAGGCCGAGGGCGTTGGCCTTGTCGGCGTCGGTGGGCATGATGGCCAGGAAGTCGATCAGCCAGTGATGCAGGTCGGCGAGTGCTCTTTCTCGCTGGACTGCGGTGGGAAACTCGGGCACGTCGATCCGCTCGAGCTCGGGGGTGAGGACCACGTAGGTCTCGGACTGGGCGTCGTAGCCCGACGTCTGGCAGATGGTGCCGTCCTCACGGACGAACGGGGCCTGGGCGATCTTCTCCAGCGGGGAGAAGAACTCAGCACTGTGCAGGCAGGCGCTCATCACCTGCTGGGAGGGCTCTGAGGCCACGACCTCGCCCTTGGCGTTCAGGGCCATGCACATCGCCGCGGTGTGGACCAGGCGGGGGAACATGCCGTGGGTGACCGGGGCCATCGCCGCCCCCTGGCGCTGGGCGATCAGCCCGCCGAAGTTGAACAGCACGTCGGCGTCGTAGCGGTTCACCAGGGCCGCCGTGAGGGTCTCGATGGCGGTGTAGCGGTCCCCGTTGACGGTGACCACGGGGCGGCCGTCGGCGTCGGTCTTGCGGCGCCGGGGCTTGGCCTTGGGGGCGGCGCCGAGGTTCGCCTTGCCGGTCTTGAGGAGGCGGGTGACGTAGGGGGAGCGCTTGTCCTCGGGCCGGCGCGCGAGGACGTCGTCGAGGGCTGCGGTCCCGGCGGCGGGGACGTTGACGAACTCGACCGAGGTGGCGCCCTCGGGGATGAGGGCCTCTTTGAGCCGGTTGGCGGCGGTCCACACGTCGAGGTTGGTCCGGACGTCGCCGTCGAACATGACCAGGACGCGCTTGTCCTCGACCACCGACAGGTCGGCGTTGGGCACCCCGTCCTCGGACCAGTTGCGGCACCCGGCGACGGCGTAGACCGACCCCACCTCGGTGTAGGCGGCGCAGACGATGGCCTGCTTGGTGCCTTCCACGATGATCGCCAGGTCGCTGTCGTCCTCCCGGACCACCCCGATCACCGAGCCGGAGCCCTTGGGCCAGAGGTACTTGCGGGGGCGGTCCTCGTCCTCGACCTCGATGGGGGTGTCGGGGCGGTACTGGGGCACCTTGTCGCCCGAGGTGGACACCCAGGGGAAGACGAGGCCTGGCAGCCCCTCCTCGCCCACCCAGGCGAACTCTGTGGGCAGCTGGTCGACGGTGGTCACGGAGTAGATCCCGAAGTCCTCGGCGACCTGTGGGGTGATGGCGTGCCGCTCTGACAGCAGACGCTCGTGCTCTGGGGTGATCACGACCGGACCCCTTTGCACCCTGGCAGGCACTTGCGGTGTGAGTCGGTGAGGTGCTGCTGACGGGCCAGCTGGACCACGCGGCGCCACTCAGGGCTCGAGCACTCGATCGGCACCGCGCCGAGCATGATGGCCCTGGTGCGCTTGGGATCGGTGACGTCGAAGTGGACCCCTGACCGCTTGTCCTGGAGCCAGCGCTCCTGCATCCCGATCCTCTTGCCGAACTCGACCAGCTCTTCGCGGGTGTCGGCCATCAGGTGGGACCATCGGGCGTTCAGGCGGCCCACCTGGGCCTGCATGCGCATGTCGTCGACGTAAACAGTCATGTCAGCCGTGCTTCCGGATAGCGAGGAGGGCGTGGGCCAGGGCGTCGCGGACGTGGTCCGGACCGGGGATGTAGAGCCCCAGCTTCTTCGTGCGGATGTCGGTGAAGGTGTTCTTGGCATCACCGGGCATCTGGCCCGCCATCTCGATCCCGAACTCGTCCTCCAGCGCGTACTGGAACATCGACCTTATCCGCACGGGACTCAGGTACTCGGCCGATCGCTCAGGTCTCAGGTTGATGAAGGTCTCAGCCCCGACGCCGGCCGCGCCGAGGTGCGGGTCGAGGGTGTACTCATCGGCCGCTCCGAGGGGCAGGTTCCACATCGACGAGCCGGTGAACACCGCGCCCAGCTGGCGCACGCGCGCGATGGCGGTGCGGACCTGCTGAGGCTCGTGGTCGGTGAGCAGCTCGGTGTGGATGGAGAGGATCGCGGCGCTGCAGACGTCGAAGAGGCCCTCGCCGTCGGGTCGCTTGACCACGCCGGGGACGCCGTGCCAGCCACAGATCCCGACCCTCTTCATGCCGTCGTCGAAGAGCGCCTCGGAAGCGGGCGAGCGGGCGTAGGTGACCATGGCGAAGCCGGTGTGGACGCCGGGGTCCATCCATGCCGTCCAGCGGACGAGCCCGGGAGCGATGCTCCGGGCGGTCTGGGAGGCGATGAGGAACGCCTGGAAGGGTGCGCTGTTGGTGCCCATGGGGAGGGGTCCGTTCTGTTGGGGAGAGTCCGAGAGGCCATGAGGCCCCCACCCTGATAGGCGTGCGGCTCGGTTCCGCGGCCTGCATCAGGATGGGGGCCCCTGGTCCCATCTACCGTTAACGATTCTTACAGGTGAACCACTATCTGTCAACGAGCGGCGCGCACCTGGTCTTCCAGCGTGTCGATCTGGTTTTTGAGCGCCTTGCGTTCCTCAAGGAGGCGGGTGATGCTGTCCCGCTGACGCTTGATGGCGGCCTGGTAGGACTGCCCACACGCGTCCACCGCCGCGGCGATCCGCAGCTGCAGGTTCTGGTCCTCATGCTTGGCCAGCTCGGGGATCAGCACCTCGTCGACAATGCGCTCGACCTTGTCCAAGTCGGTCCCCTCACCCTGCCAGTCCAAGCGATCGAGAGCCTCTGTGATCAGCGTCTGGCGGTCGATCATTTGGTCTCCACTCTCTGCAGCTGGCTGCCGAACCCGATCTGGGCCTTGATGCGGGTCCTGGGGTCGATGTCGATCCGGAGGCAGTCCTGGACGAACGCGGCGAGCTCCTCGAGGGTCATGCCCTCCTTCTTGTCCTCGGCCCAGTGCGACGCCGACCTCACGCGCCGGCCTCGTCGTCCTCGAGGTGGAAGTGACGGCCTTTGGCGTTGTTCTTCCAGTCGACCCACTCCTCACCGGGGTGGTTGGCCAGGTCGTCCTTGTAGGGGCAGTCCTCGGCCATGATCGCATGCAATGCCATCTCAGTCCTCTTTCTCTAGTTGTGCCAGGTAGGCGTGATGATCGACCAGCATCTTCTTGATGCTGGCCACCGATTCATCGACGTCCTTGGCCAGCTCCTCGTCGATGTCGAAGTCGTCGATGTCGTAGCTGCTGCCGAATTCGCCGTGCAGGTTCTGCTCGTCCCCCAGCAACAGCCCCTGCAGGGTCCACAGGGTCTCGACGACCCGGTCGGGGTGCTTCTGGGCCACGAACCGAGCCCAGTCCTCTTTCGTCTTGATCTTCATTGTCAGTCCTCGTCCGGCGTGATCGGCCAGAGGTTGTTGGCGAACAGGGTCTTGCCGGGGAAGTTGGTCGACTTCCCGACCTGCACGAGCAGGTAGTCGTGCTGGACCCTGATCCGCTGCAGGTCCTCACGGTAGCGGGGAAACGTCTTGCGGCCCACGTTCACCTTGAACCGGCCCCGAGTGTCCTCGAGGTAGATCGTCGCCGACTTCCTCAGGTGCGGGTCGGACACCTTGGCCGGGTCCAGGTCCTCGCCGGTGCGGTTCTTGTGCGACTCGAACAAGTCGCGGAACTGGATCTCCTGGACCACCCCGAGCAGCACCCCGTCCCAGCGGCCGGCCGAGTAGGGGATGTCTGAGGAGAGCTTGTCCGGGGTCGGGCAGTCCTCCCCCGACGTCGGGATCCAGTCGACGATCGACTTGACGTTGCGCCCGATCTTGCCGACCCCGAACGGATCGGGGTGCTCGGCAAACGCCCTCAGCTTGTCGACCGTCCCCTGCCCGACCATGCTGACGGCCAGCAGCCGCTGCCACGGGCTCTCCAGCGGAGCCGCGGTGACACCCTCGGGCATGGTCTCCTCGATCAGGGTCTGCACCCAGTCCGGAGCCCCGTGCTCGGCCCGCCACTTGACGATGTTGTCGCCCTGGGTGACACCGACACCGGGGACCTGGCGGAAGCCGGGGCGCAGCGCGCCGTCCTCGACCGTCCAGTCCGTCTGAGAGCGCTCGGGGTCCAGCGGGAGTACCTTGATGTCGGTCGAGGCCGCCATGTCCTTCAAGATCGTCTCCGTGGGGTGGATCTTGGTCTTGGCGTCCTTCGCGGCGTCGACATTGGCCATCAGCCGGGCGTAGAAGTAGGCCAGCGGGTGATGCACCCGGAACCACATGCACCACACCGACAGCACCGAGTAGGAGACCGCGTGAGCAGCGTTGAACGAGTAGGCACCCGAGGTGACCATCTTCTTCCAGATGGCAGCGGCCACCTCTGCTCCGACCCCCTGCTGTGCCGCACCGTCAACGAACTGGTCGTAGAACTGTGCGAAGGCAGCCTGACCCTTCTTCTTGCTGATGATGGCCCGGATCTTGGAGGCCGATTCCGCGTCGAACTGGCCTACGGCCTTGGCGAGCATGATGACCTGCTCCTGATAGACGACCTCCCCCTCCGTCGCCTCAAGTACGCTCTCGACCACCTCCGGGTAGCGATCGCGGACGCTCTCACCGTTGCGGCTCCGGATGAAGTCCGCCGTGCTGCCGCCGTGGAGCGGGCCCGGGCGACTCAGGGAAGTAACGTGGGCGAGATCCATGAACAGACGTGGTGCGACCTCGACGCAGATGTCGCGTGTGGTGGCCCCCTCGAACTGGAATACGCCGCCGACGTGGCCGTCGCGGAACCCCTGCAGGACCGCCGGGTCGTTCAGCGGTAGCCGGTAGACCTCCTCCATGGTCAGCCCGACCATCTGCGCGGCGGTCGAGATGATGCTCATGGTCTTGAGCCCCAGCGCGTCCAGCTTGAGCAGACCCAGCGGCTCGGCGTCGTACTTGTCGACGCTCAGCACCTGCACCGTCTTCTTGCTCTTGCCGACGTTGTGCTTCTCGTAGGTGGTCGTGTAGTTGCTCAGCGGCTTGGACCCGATCACCAGCCCGGCGGCGTGCACCCCGAAGCCCTTGATCTGGCCCTCCAGCCGCTCGGCGTGGGCGAGGTCGGGGTAGCGCTTGAAGATGGCCTCCACCGTGGGGAACAGCTCGCGGGTCTTGGCCACCTGGTCGCCGTCGTCGCTGTCGACGATCATGTCCTTGACCTGCTGGGCGATGGTGAACGGCACCTCGTAGACCCGAGCGACGTCGGCCACGGCGTTCTTGCCGCGGTAGTAGGTCAGGGTGCCGACGTTTCCGACCATCTCCTCGCCGTACTTGCTGATCGCGTACTGGCGCACCTCGTCGCGGCGCTCGACCTCGAAGTCGATGTCGACGTCGGGCAGGTCGTCGCGGTCGGGGGCGATGAACCGCTCGAACAGCATCAGGGGGAAGTCCATGCTGTTGACCTCGGACACGCGCAGCAGGTACAGCACCATGGACGCGGCACCGGACCCGCGGCCGGGCCCGACGGCGATCCCGCGGTCCTTGGCCCAGCGGACGATGTCGGCGATCATCAGGAAGTACGACACGAAGCCCTTGGCCTCGATCTGCTCGACCTCCCACATCACCCGCCGGCGGACCTCGGTGAGCCGGGAGCGGGGGATCTGGCGGTGCTTGAGGCCCTCGTTGAGCCACCGCTTGAGCAGCTCGAGCTCCGAGGACGCACCGTCCTCGGCGAACGGGTAGACCAGGCGGTCCATGACCGGCAGCACCACGTTGCAGCGGTCGGCGATCTCCCCGGTGGAGGCGATCGCCTGCTCGGTGGCCGACCGGGACAGCCCGGTGCCCATCAGGTGCTCGTAGACCTCGAAGTCGGACTGGGGGTAGGTCAGCAGGATGTTGTACTCCCACGACGCGTCGGCCGCCTCCACCGTGCCCGTGTTGCGGCTCGCGGCGTGCAGGATCCGCTGCATCGCGTTGTCCTCGGGCATCGGGTAGTGGACGTCGGCAGTGGCCACCAGGGGCACCTTGAACCGGCGGGACCACTCCTCGTACTGGGCGTTGATCGCGTGCGTGCGGTCCAGCTGGGGGAACCGCTGGGTCTCCAGGTAGTAGCGGTCCCCGAACAGCCGCAGGAACCCCTTGAGCGTCCGCTCGGCGGCCGCGATGTCGGGCTTGAGGCCCTTCCCTCCGAGCAGCTGGCAGGCGAGCAGGGAGTCAGCGCAGCCCGAGGTGACGATGAGCCCCTCGTGGTGGTCGCGCAGCATCGGGGTCGTGACCGTGGGCCAGCGGTAGAAGCCCTCCTCCGACCAGGACCGCCCGACCAGCTGCATCAGGTTCTGGTAGCCGACCTGGGTGCTGGCCAGCATGGTCTGGTGCCACTTCCGCTGGAACTTGATCTCCTTCATGTTCGCCGGGCCGGTGTAGGCCTCGAGGCCGGGGATGTACTTGAGCCCCAACCCGGCTGACGCCTGGGCGGCCTTGACCACCGAGGTCATGTTGCCGTGCTCGGTGGTGGCCCAGGCGGTCATCCCGAGGTCGGCGACCCGGGCGGCGTGCGCGGCGGGCAGGCCGAACCCGTCCCCGTAGGAGAGGGTCGTGTGGTTGTGGAGGCTGACGAACTTCATGTCCATGGGGAGGGACCCTTCGGTAGATGGAGGGACTCTAGCGCTGCGGGATGATGATGGGCTCCATCCCGTCGGGGCAGATGGCGACCTGGGGCCCGTTCTCGTTGGGGCTGCGGGGCCGCGCGTCGACGGTCCAGACGTCGCGGACCACTATCCGTTTGACCACGCGCTCGTCGCCGAAGAGGTCATCGTGGTCGACGTTCTGGTCGAGGGAGAACTGGATCAGGCCCATGTTGAAGAGGGTCTCGAAGTTGTCGCAGGCCGCTTGGATCACCTCGACCCCGAACGGCTCGATCACGCCGGCGTCGTCGAAGTGCAGGGTGACGTCGCGGATGGTCATGGCAGACCGACCTTCGAGGCGAACTCGATCTCGAAGCGGTCCCCGACCCGGCGGATGGTCCCGGCGATCGTCAGCCCGGCATCCTGCCAGCCCGGGGTGTCGATCAGGTCGCCGACGATGCGGATTGTCTCCTCCGCGCAGGCGATCGAGCGGTTTCGTTCGCTGTCGTGGGTGTTCTCAATCGGAACCGTGCCGATGATCTGCATCAGACGCTCGCCCCGGCCATTACGGCGCCGACGGTGTCGGAGTAGACGTCGGCCAGGGTGAGGACGGGGTTGCAGCGGGCCTCGGCGCCGACGTGGACCATCCCGAACGGGGCACAGTCGCAGTTGGTCGAGATCGGAACGCTGTCCTCCTGGATGGAGTTGAACGGTGGCTTCTGGCCGAGCCACTTGGTGACCAGGTGCCCGTCGAACTTCGACGCGGTGTACCAGGCCGGTGCGTCCTCGGCGTTGACCAGGACCTGGTTGTCGGTGATCTGGGGACCGACCAGATGCGACACCCACACCTGCTGACGGGGGAAGCCGTGGTCGTCGGGCTTTTCGCACAGCAGCTGCCGGGGGAGGGTGTTGATGATGACGTCGGGGTGCATGGCGTTGACGATGTCGCCGAGCGCCTGCCTGTCCATCTGCCAAGGCCCGATGAACGAGGCGAATCCGGGGGCCAGGCTGTTGAACAGGTCCCGCGACAGATGGGCGAAGAACTCGGTGGCCCCGTTGTGGGGGAAGTGCTCGGCGATCCGGTCGGGGCGGCCCACCTTGTCGGCCCAGTCCTCGGCCTGGCCGGACGGCTGCAGGTAGACCTTGCGGGGCTCAGCGGCCTTGCCCAGGGCGGGGATGCCGGCGGGGACGAGGTCGTTGGTGACCGGGCACATCAGGGACACGGTCCCGTCGAATGACGGGACGATCGCCCGACACCCCCCGTTGTGGTCGCTGATGGTGATGGCGTAGGTGGCGACCATGGCGGCGACGTCGCCGCCGAGGACTAGGGCGATCATGCGTTCTCCTGGTTTTTGAGCCACTCGTCGAGCTGGGCCTGGGTGAACTCGATCCGGCGCCCGACCTTGTAGTAGCGGATGCCGCCGCCGGCGTTCTTGATCCGGCGCAGGGTGCGCTCGCTGATGCCGAGGTAGGTCGCGGCCTCAGCGTATCCGTATCTCTTCGGTGGGGGCATGGTCTCTTCCTGGGGTGGGTGGGTACATGCGTGGGCCTGGAGGGCTCGAACCTCCTCGGTGCGCCTTCGGCGCCCTTTATCCATGTGGGTGCGTCCACCCGGCCCTAGAGACCGCCGCCGGGGAAGTGGGGAAATCGACGGCGGTCCCGGTCTCAGAAGGCGGTAACGAACTCCAGCTCGACGAGCATCTCGATCAGCCCGTCCTTGTCGTCGTCCTCGTAGTCGTCAAGGTCCTCGGGGTTCTCAGTCTGGGGCTTGGCCCAGGCCTTGATCTCGTCGACCGTCATCTTCTCCAGGTCCTCAGCGGTCCGGGGCTCCCCCACCGCTTCCCCGCCGCCCTGCAGGGCGTCCAGCGCGGCGAGCAGGTCGGCCTTGACCTTGCCCTTGACCTCGATCCCCTTGCTGGCCGCGTACTTGCGCAGCGCGGGCGCCGACATCGCGTGATGGTCGAGGTCGTCGTCCTTGGCCGGGGCCTCCGCCTGCACCTCGACCTTGTCGTCGACCTCCGGCTCATCAGCCGCTGCTGCCCCGCTGAACTCGGCGGCCGCGGTGTCGGAGATCTGACCGGCGATCAGGTCGTCCTCGGCCAGGCCGTCACCCTTGGGCGCTGCCGGGGCGGCTTTGCGCTCGGTGACCGGGTAGACCGCCCGGCCCTCGATTCGGCGTTCTCCCTGGTACTCGTTGCCGAGGATCAGGTCGACGAGCACCGGGGTGCCCACCGGCTTCTTGTTGCCGATCTTCTCGATCTGGGCCGCCCCCTTGTCGTTGGTCTCGCCGACGATGATGTCGACGTCCTCCTTGCCGGCCACCGCCCGGTAGAAGGCGTTCTCGCGCTCGACCTTGAAGTCCTCGTCGCCAAGGAACAGCTTGGTCCAGGACGGGTAGCCGTCGTACTGGGCCTTCGGGCTGTCGGGGTCCGGCGCCTCGAGCTTGACCCCGACGTTGATGGCCTGGGTGCCGCTGTCGTAGGTGATGAAAGACACCGACGTGATGACGCCGTGGTAGACGCCGGGGGTCGGCGGGTCGCCGGCGTAGACGCCGATCTTGCGAGCGCCGGATGTCTTGCGGGTGATCTTGGGCATGTTGCTCCTCTGGGTTGGGTGCCCGGTTGGTTGGGTGCGCGTTGTCCGAGCCGCGCCCCTCGTTGACTCAGGAGGCTTTGCGGACGATCCGCTTGGGGCCGGCCTTGGCCGGGGTCGCCCCGTTGGGCCAGAGCAGGGACATCATGTCGGGGACGGTCAGGTTGTCCTTGGCCCGGCCCAGCTTGACGAAGCGGTCCTTGCCCCGGTACTTGCCGACGTGGTCGAAGTACATCCGCCGGGCCGCACCCTTGGGGGTGTCGACCACGGCGCCCATGCCGATGACGTTCATGTAGCCGAGGCACTGCTGGGCGATCTCGCCCTGCTTGCCGCGGATGGCCACCGAGAAGAACTCGTTGGCGTCGCCGTCCTCCATGCCCTTGAGGTGGGCGGTGAAGATGACGTGCACCGGCAGGCTGTTCATCCGCTTGACGAAGTCGACGGTGGCGTTCTGCTCGACCTGGTACTCGTACTTGTCGGGGACGAAGGGGTTGCGCGGGGAGCCCTTCTTCTCACCCTGGCGCACCGCGGCCTCCATGGCGGCGCCCATGAACATCGCCTGGACCTCGGTGAGGTTGTCGACGATGACGAAGTCCAGGCCGAGCTCGGCGATGCCGCCCTGCTCGAGGTAGACGTAGGCGTCGTTGAGCTCGTCCTGGTTGTGGATCTCCATCTCCCTCGCCGTCGACCCGAACGCGGCCGCCGAGGCGGTCCCCTCGGGGTCGGTGGTGAGGAACAGGGCGTTGGGGGCGGTGCCGCAGAACACGGTCTTGCCGAAGCCGCTGTGCGCGGCGACCATCATGCGGAGCCGCTTCGGCATCCTCAGGTCGTGGATCTCGGGAACAGGCATCTCTGGCCTCTCTGGGGTAGGTGGAACGTTCAGTCTTGCGGGGAGGTCCGACAGTTATAGCAGGATGACGGCGGTGATCCAGGCCAGGAGCCCGATGATCAGACCCATGGCCAGCGACACCCCGACCATGCGGGCGATCCACCCCCACACCGTCTCTTCGGGGTAGGAGAAAGTCCCAATCTGCCCCATCAGGCGGCCTTTCCGTGGTAGATCTTCGCTCGACGCTGGTTGCGTTCGATGTTGTCCGGCCGCTTGCGGCCAGCGTTTTTCTTGCCGACTTCGCGGATCGCTTCGATGCGTTCCGGTGTGGTGTCGTAGTCGTAATGGCATTTCCGGCACAGCGGCTGGTAGTTCTCGGGGTCGTGGGGATCGGTGCCGTGGATGTGCGACCAGTCGACAGCGGGCTTCCTGCATCCCCAGCACAGCAGCTCGCTGGCCCGACCGCGAGATTTCTTGACTCGCCGATGAGCATTTCGATATGGATGCATGGTCGCGGCAGGGTCTCGTGGGACCAGCGGGTAGCCCTTCGGCATCATGCCACCTTGCCATGGGAGTGATACGCAAGATAAGGGTCCTCGGTGGTCATCATGGCGGTCTTGAAGCCCTCGACGGCGTCGTCGTCGCCGCTCTCGTGCAGCTCGCACATGACCTTGAACGGGCACCACGCGCAGTGGTCGCCCGGGGTCTTGAGGATGGGGTAGTCGGGGTTGCCGTAGCGCATCCCCTCCATGTACTTCGCCTCGTCCTGGATCCGCTTGAGCTGCCCCTCCTGCTCCTCGGGGCTGCGGAACACCGGCTCGCGGTGGAAGTACTTGTCGGGCTGCTGCTTGCTGACGTCGCCGAGGACGGTGATGTTGTGGAACAGGGCCACACCCTCGAGGTCCTCAAGCTTCATCTTCTGCAGCGTGCCGGCCGGGTACTGCTCCTCGGTGGTGGCGGTCATGATGGCTTGGACGTAGTGGGCCTTGGTCGGCTTGTTGGTCTTGGCGCCAGCGGCGTTCTCGGGGCGGGTGTCCTTCATCGCCTTGCGGAGGATGTTGTAGTCGATCCCCGAGATCTTCTCGCCGGGCTTGAGCAGGTCGTGCAGCGGCATGACGTGCGGGGCCGCGGCGAAGTACGATCCGGCCTGGTTGTCGAGCCGGAGGCGCTTGAGGATGCCCCAGTCCCGGGCCGTCTTGTGCTCCAGGATCCGGATCTGGCCGTTGTCCATGTCCCGGATCAGCCCGTCGATGGTCAGCAGGTAGCGCAGGTAGGGGCGGCCGTTGCGCTTGAACTGCAGGGCGAAGGTCTGCTCGGTGGCCAGGACGTAGTACTGGGGGTCGGTCCCGTAGGTGGCGATGTAGTTGTTCAGCATGTCGATCCCCAGCGCCCGGGCGTCGACCCACTTGGCCTCGTCCTCCTCGGTGACCTCGTTGTTCCAGGTCTTCCGGTCGCCGTCGAGGACCTTGGTGAAGGTCTCGGCGGGGTGGGCGCCCCGCTGCAGCCCCTGGAGGTAGTACCCGGCGAGGGCGACGTGCACGGCGGAGCCGAACCACAGGGCGGTCGCCGGGCGGCGCGGGGTGAGCCACTCGACGTAGCGCCACCACCACTGGTAGTGGCAGGTGGAGAACGTGTTGCGCTCCGACGTCCGGAGCTCCATCACCTCGGGGATCAGGTACTCACGGGAGGCGACGTCGAGCTTGCGGTACTCCGGGGGCCGGGTGCGGTAGTAGAGCCCGCGGGTCGCCTCGGTCAGGTAGACCGTCCGAGGGTCGACGTCGTAGCCCGTCTTCTGCTTGATCCAGGCGGCCCTCAGGATGCTCTTGTTGGGGATGGTCTTGTCCTTGAGCATGAAGAACTCGGGCTCCCCCGGCCCCCGGCGGATGCGTCCCGTCTTGTCGATCATCGGCCCGTCGCCTTCATGGTCTCGCGGGTGTCGGCGATGCGGAAGGTCCAATCGTCCTGGTCCTCGGGGAAAATGGCGAAGCCCATCCCGTAGTCCATCATCACCTCGACGGCAGGGCCACCGACCCGGGTGTTGCTGTCCCAGACCGCCGAGACAGTGCCCTCAGCACCGACGGTCCAGTCCGCAGGTACGTCACCGCCGCGGCTGGACCTCTCTTCGAGCCATTCGACCTCGACAGGCGGCCTCTCCATTCGAACGTACTTCCCGACCAGATGGGCGTAGTCGATCGCGCGCTTCACTGGACGACCTGGGGGACGAGTTTGATGACCTTCTTGCCGGCCATCACGAAGTCGGCGACGTCGGCGGCCTGCAGGGGGATCCAGCGGCCGTCGGTGCCCCGGTAGCGCAGCTCGACGCCGTTGGCGACGTCCTCGGCGGTGATCCGGAGCGGCTCGATGATCTGCTCGAGGCGGGCGATCCGGTTGCCCAGGTCCGACGACAGTGCCTCGGCCAGCGCCGCCTTGATCTGCTCGGAGAGCAGGGCGAGCGCGGTGTCGACGGCCTCGCGGATCTCGGTGATGTGAGTCTGCTGGGCGTCGATCTGCTTCTGCTGCTCGGTGAGGTCCCGGCCGACGTGGACGCTGATGCTGGCCACCCGCTCGCCGAGGTTGCGGATGTCTGCGGAGAGCCTGTCCTGCAGCTGGTCGATCTCGCGGAGACCGGTGGGGATGAACGAGTTAGCGGTCATGGTTGCTTCCTGGGGAGGGAACGGATGTGCGCTGTTCTGACGGTGGCCTGGCCTGCCGGCTGCCCTTGAGTCTCGACCCGGAACCTTGCGGGCACCGGGGTCGGCCTCTCGGACTCTGACCACTTCTGACGTTTACTAACGTACCTTGACCGGCCGAGATGCGCAAGGGCGACACCCGCCGCGCCGACAAGAACTCCTGCTGCGAACTGGATCACTTCTTGCTCCTCGTGGCGCCGCCGGTCTCGGAGTTGCACCGGAGGCAGGCGGGTCGGATGTTGTTGCGGCGGTAGGTTCCGCCCTGGCAGCCGGGGATGATCCGGTCGACGCTCACCGTGTCGACGGTGAGGAGGTCACCGCACCGGTAGCACCGGCAGGCGGGCTCGGTCTCGCTGCAGCCGACGTGGACCGCAGTCGAAACGTGATGGTTGACACAGACGTCGACATCGGCCCGGTAGGTCTCGACCAGGTAGCGCCGGCGCGCGGCCCGGGCGTAGCTGGAGCCTCGGGCGGCGCTGTTACTGGTTCCTCGTGTGACGGTCATGCTGCCCTTCCGAGTAGGCGTTTGGCGACCTCGATGCCGCGGCGGCCGTCGAGGAGCTGGTCCTGCATCGCGGCCTGGTCAAGGTTGTCGTCGGCGATCCGCTGATCGATCGTGTCCTTGGTCCTGAGGTAGTGGAACACCCGCACCGCCACCCGAGCGCCCCGGTTATCGATGCGCCACCGCAGCTGGTTCTGGTCGTCCTCGACGAACGTCTCGTCGAGAATGAACATCTCGTCGCAGAACGCGTCCAGGGTGATGCTCTGGGCGACGTAGGTGTTCAGCAGCAGCACCCTAGCGCCGCCCTCGGACGAAAAGTCGTCGACCGCGGCTCGCCGGGCGGCGCCCGTCACCGATCCGTCGATCCGCAGGGTGGGGATGCGGCCGCTGTTGAGCTTGGCCTCGAGCCAGGACAGGACGTCGGTGAACTGCGACGCCACGATGTACTTCATGTGACCGAACGTCGGCCCTTTCATGGTCACGCCCCGCTCGGCCAGCATGTCGACCAGCAGGTCGTACTTGGGCGACGTCTTCGGGGTGAGGGTCTGGCCCCGGTAGTCGAACGACCCGAACGCCATCTGCTTGAGCCGGGTGAGCTCGCTGAGCACGCCGGCGCCCTGGAGGACGTCAGCCCCGAGCCGGACGAACCCGTCGTCCTCCATGGCCTGGTACTGCTTGCGGTGCTCGCCCTCCAGCTCGACCCAGTGGACGTGGTGGAGGTTGTCGGGGAGCTCGGCGCGGACCTCGGCCCGGGTCCGGCGGATGGTGTGGCGGTCCAGCAGCGCCCCGAAGCGGTCCGCGCGCTCGGGGCGGACCCGGCCGATGGTGCGGTCCCCGAACTGGTTGATCTCGACCTCGAAGAAGAACTCGACGAACTGCCAGAACGCCTTGTGCTCCTTCGGCTCCAGCCAGTGCAGGATGCCGAAGATGTTGTGCTCCTTGCCGTGGAACGGGGTGCCGGTCATGGCGATCCGCTGCTTCGACTGCAGCCGGATGAGCCCCTCGGTGACCAGGGTCATCGAGCGGATCCCGGTCTGGGGGCGGAGCCCGAGCATGTACTGGTCGACCTCGTCGGCGATCACGCTGTCCCACTCGATGCCGAACAGCGGGGCGACGGGCTGCTCGTAGACCCGGTAGGGGGTGGGGTGGTTCTGGCCGACGTGCTCGAGCGGGATGACCTGGGGCGCCTTGTTGACCCAGCGGCCGCACTTCGGGCAGAACTTCTCGACCCGGGTGCGCAGGCTCTCGGGGTTGGTGACCAGGAACCGGGCGCCCCGGTCGGCGGCGAGGAAGTCCTCGACCACCTGGAGCTTCTTCTTGGTGGTGTCCACCGCGGCCCAGGTGCGCCCGCCCGTCCACTTCTCGATCTCGGCGGCCCAGGTGGACAGCACGGCGGTCTTGGGGCAGATGACCAGGTGCCGACCCTCCCAGTTGTCGGCGAGCATCAGCCCGGCCAGGGCCTCGACCGTCTTGCCGAGCCCGCCCTCGTCGAGAATCCCGATGTTGCGCTTCGCGGCGACGGCCCGGGCCGCGGTGAGCTGGAACGGCCTCGACCGCATGGCGGCCGCCATCGCCGGGGCGATCCGGGCCACGGGGTTCCTCCGGGCCTCCAGCGCCCACCGGCCGAGGTCGGGGTCGATAACCAGCTGGTCGCCGTAGAGGCTGCGGAGCGACCGGCAGGCCTCCAGGGTGAGCGGCAGGGTGCCGACCCCGATGTCGATGGCGTCCCCGGCCAGGCGAGCGGTGATGGTCATGGGGTGTGCTCGACCTCCGTCACCTTCGCCTTGAGCTTGACCGTCGACGTCGTGGTCGATCCGTACTCCTCTTCGAACTGCGCGGTCCCGGAGTCGTCGACGGTGAAGGTGCTGATCGCCTCGTCCTCGAGCCCGGAGACCTCGTAGGTCACCACGGCGTCTCCCCCGGGGTACTCCCCCGGCCCGGCCCACTCCGGCTTGATCTTGTAGGTGACGTTGCACCCGGCCTCGCCGAAGCACTGCTTCTTGAGGATCTTGACCCCGACCTTGAAGTTCTTCGGCCCGACCGTAGCGGGCGGCGGCTCGACGGGTGCGGGCTCTTCGGTGTCCGGTGCCGGGGCCTGAGCGGTGCCGACGGTGACCGTCGGGACGGGTTCGGTCACGGTGACCGTCCGGGTCTCCTCGCCGCCGAACAGCAGGCCCACGACCAGACCAGCCGCTCCGGCCGCAGCCAACGGCCACCACTTCCGCTTCGGCTTCGCGTCCCGCGGCGGCTTGCTGGATGGGGGCGGCGGAGGCGGTGGCGGGGGCGGTGGGCCTTGGGGGATGGGCTGGTAGAACTGCGGCTGGTCGGTCATGGGGTGCCTCTCAGGGCTAGTAGTTGCGCCGCGCCGGGTCGGGCGGCGGAAACGGGGGTGCTTGCTGCAGGACGATCGGGCGGCCGTCGAGCTCGTCCATGACGGCTCTGAGGCCGGCGGAGATCCCGATCAGGGCCAGACCCAGGACGCGGACCCACTGACGCTTCTCTGACATGTGACTCCTTGGGGAGGAATGGCTAGCGGTTGACCTTGCGGGCCGCGCGCTGGCGGTTGACCCGATCGCGGTTGGACTGGAGAGCTCCGGGGGTCCGGGACCCGTAGTACTGGTAGGCGGTCAGGCTGTCGGGGTGGACCCCCGGCGGCAGTGGCTTGTCCTTGGCGGCCTCGCGGAACCGGGCGATCGCGGCGGCGTGCGTGTCGGTGCACTTGGGGCACCGGCACTTGTGGTTGGTGTAGCCGATGTCGGTGTCGGCACCGTGCCAGGGCTCGGTGCCGTCGTAGGTGGGCGGGTCGGGCATGGGAACCCCTTCCGGGTCAGTAGACGTCGATCCGGGCGTCGTAGTGGCGCTCGGCCTGGTCGTCGGCGGCGCGCGCGGCGTAGTCGGGGACCTTCGCCGGCGCGGGGCGGGTGGTGAACGAGGACAGGTCGCCGTCCTCGCCCTCCTCGAGGGTCCACTCGGTGTCGACGGTGCCCGTGGCACTCCACACCCCGCCGGGGATGTACTTGAGGAGGATCTCGTAGACCTGCTTCCCGGGGCAGCCGATCGTCCAGCTGGTGTCGGGGCGGATGCCCCGGACGGTGCGGATGAGGCCGCTGTGGGAGATCTTGTCGCCGGGGCGGAGGTCGAGGGTCTTGGTCATGTCGTGCTCCTTGGTAGGTGGTGAGATAAACACTACGGCAACTGCGGCGCGGTGTCAACTCCTCTGGCGAAGATGAGGCCGAAGGGCTGCCCGGGCCTCGTCGAGGGAGGCGTAGGGCTGCGTGCTGCGATGTCCCGGCCAGGTGTGCTGGCGGTAGGTGGCGAGCGCGTCTCGGACGTCGATCTTGTCCTGAGGGACGATGCTGATGCTGCGTCGGTGGTTGGGCCGGGTGAGGTCGACCTGGCCGTTGCTCTCGGGCCCGTAGGGCACCACGGCGGCCTTGACGACGCCGTCGCGGGTGACCGAGGTGACCACGCCGATCTCGACCGTGATGGTCATCTCGGTCTCTTTCCCGACGACGTAGTCGTGACGCTCGGTCCGGATGGCGATCAGGTCTCCGCGCTTGGCTGGCGTGAACTCGGTCATCAGAACCGCTCCTCGGCCAGGACGTCGCCGTCGTCACCGAAGAACTGCGCGCGCTGGCCCTCGCGGGCCAGGTGCTCGAACTGCGGACGGTTCAGCATGGCCGACTCGAGGTCGGATAGCGGGGTCGCCGGCTCGTTGCCGGCCCAGTCCCGGCCCCAGTCGCCCCGGGTGGCCTCGCTGTGGATCCGGCCGCAGGCGCGGCGGTAGCGGGTGCAGTAGCGGCACTCGCTGTACCGGTACTGGTGGCTCTCCTGGTCGCCCAGGGCCTGGAGCTTCGCCGTGGCGGCCCGGAGACGAGCCGCCTGGGCCTTCCGTGCCGCGGTGATCGCGGCGCCGTTGTCACGCATGTCAGCACTCTTTCAGGGAGTCGACCGCGCGCTGCTGCGCCTCGGTCAAAGGTGTCTTGGTGATGGTGATGCCGAGCGTCATCTCGGCGTGGAAGACCAGATCGGTGATCATGGCCGACTTGCGCCGGACGACGAAGTCCTGCCAGTCCTGGGCGATCCGGTGGTCCGAGTAGATGACCCGCTTGTCCGAGATCTTGTTCCGCAACGGGTAGGTCACGGTGTACTCGCCCGCGTAGGTCTTGCTGATCTTCGCTCGGGCGGAGCGGGCCAGGGCGAAGGCGACTTGCTGGGGGAGGATGACGGTCATTGGCCGTGCCTTTCTGAGGGGAGGGGTGGAGATTCGCCGTCTGCCTGTCTAGCGCGGGGCCCGGTCTTCGGCCCAGCTCGGCGTGTTCCTACATCGGAGTTCCCTTCCTGACCGAGGCGTAACGGCCGGTGGCCTTGTCGCGGGTGACACCGGCCGCCATGAGGCGGAGGTTGTGGGCGAGGGTGCCGCCGGTCTCGCAGGCGAGGCACTCGCCCTTGGTGTTGAGCCCCTCGATCGCGGGCTGCTGGCAGGTGAAGCAGGTCTCGGTGTCGCACGCGGTGTCCATACAGAGAACACTACGGCACCACCGAGCCTGCTGTCAAGCCACCTGGCGACGAATGTGCTCGGCGAGCAGCGGAGGGATCGCGTTGCCGACCTGCTGGAACTGCTCGGTGCGCGTTCCCTGCAGCGGGTAGTTCTCGGGGAAGGACTGCAGCAGCAGACCCTCCTGCTGAGTGATCCGGATCCCGTCGTTGCGGGACTTGGTCGAGCCGTTGAACCGGTTCGCGTTGGCACCGGGCATCGTGACCAGGTCACGACCGGCGATCACGGCCGAAGGCCGGTCGAGCGGCCAGGACAGGTCGAAGTCCGTGCCCGACTGGTTGTTCAGCCGCGGCCGGCCGTCCGGCATGGTGTCCGTCGCCACGTAGTGGCGGACCCAGGACCGGGCCTTCTCGGTCACCACGAACGACGGCTGGTCGCTGGACCGGTAGTCACGGCGGCGGAGCTCCTTCCCGCCGATGGTCACCGGGCCGCCCGAGCCGCCGTCGTACTTCCGTCCGAAGCCGACCAGCCACCGGCCCTCGTCGCGCTCCTTCTTGAGCGACGCCCGGGCACCGGACCCGCCGACCATGGCGGGGTCCGACCCGCCGGACTTGGTCCCGGCCGCCACGGTGAAGTAGGGCCGCTCGGTCATGCCCCAGCCGAGGGCCTCGGCCATGCTGACCCACTTGGCCACCCCGGCGTCGAGACGGCTCGGGGTGCGGCTGTGGAACTGGCTGTGGGTCGGCGTGGGCAGAGCCGCCGCGCGGACCCTGGAGGCGATCAGGATGGCCCGCTCGCGGGTCTGGGGGACGCCGTACTGCTCGGCCCTCAGGTTCCCCGTGGCGACGCTGTAGCCGAGCGTCCTGAGGACCTCGGCGTACGCCTCCCAGACCGGGAGGACGGCCGGGACCTGCTCCAGCGTGATGCTCTCGTAGGGGCGGCGGTTCTCCAGGGCCATGAGCGCCCAGCGGAGCGGCTCGAGGACCAGGTCGGTGTTCTCGTTGCCGAAGTTGAAGTGCTCGCCGGAGCCGTAGCGGCCCATCACTTTCGCGGCCGCGACGATCTCGTCCAACTCCGACCGGCCGTCACCCTTGCCAGCCCGGGAGAAGGACTGGCAGGGCGGCGACGCCTTGAGGCGTCGGGTGACGGGGATGCTGCTCCGGTCGAACTTGCGGACATCGCCCTCGATCACGTCGCCGCCCGCCATGCGCAGCGTGCTCACGGCGGCCGGGTTCTTCTCGATCGAGATGCTGGCGTAGGGGTCGTGAACCTCCCAGCCGCCGATACCGGCGAACAGGTCGGTCGAGTCGAACGTGGTCATGGGTGACTCCGAGGTGGTAGATGGTGCGGGGGAGGGAGGGGGTCAGTGGTTGTTGACGCGTGCCAGGACGTTCCCGGCGGCGCTTTCGACCATGGTGTCGAGGTTCCAGGTGCCCCAGTGGGCATCGTAGGCGTCCGAGAATTCCCGTGTCAGCTTGAGGAGGTCGTTGGTGGCGTCCTCGCCGTCGGCGTATCGGGGAATGGTGGGCATGCCCTGGTGGTCGAACACCTCGCCGTCGACGACGTAGTGGAACGCTCCCTCACGCCCGTCGATGGTGAAGTAGAAGACGTCCTGGTCACCGTGCAGCCCGAGGTGGAACCGCGTCAGGGTGATCTTGTGCTCGCTCGCTCGGACCATGCGTCCGATCATGTTGATCAGGTCATCGCCGAGGAACGAGGGGCTCCGGACGGCATCGGGGTCGCTGCTCTGGATCTCCTCGCCCCGTCGAGTCTTGAGGTGGGCGTGGGTGATGGGCACGGAGTCGAAGGGGTTGCCGTCGCCCTCCCCGCCGAGGTTGATGTTCAGGTAGCCCGAGATCCCGCCGGGCTCGTCTCCCCCGATCCAGACCTCTCCGAGCTTGACCTTGGTCCTACTCTGGCCACCGGCGAACCTCTCGACCCGGATGGTGGTCACGTCGGCGATCAGCAGGGCGTAGGCGCCGTTGCTCTCCAGGCGCCAGGCGCCGAGGTGCTCGGAGTGCTGGGCGCGGATCGCGGCGAACAGCAGGTTCTCATGCATGGTGGTTCTCCTCTTGTGGGGTGGGATGGGTCTTGCAGGGGCGGGGCTCGTAGGGCCGCCAACCGGGGATCGGCTCGCCGGCGTACCAGGCAGCCTCCTCCCGGTACAGCTTGCGCCAGAACGAGTCCTCGCAGGTGAGCGCCATGGTGGCGTCCATCTTGCGGGGAAACGTCCCGAGGAAGTGGCCGAGGTAGGCCCGGTCAGCCGGGGCGACCAGCGCCCAGGTCCGGCCGGTCGGGTAAGCCTTGCGGACCTCCCAGGTCTCGGGGGCGTTCTCGGCGTGCCCTACGGGGCAGCAGAACAGGCTCATGTCCCGCTCCGAAGGTGCTCGACGACCTGGTCGAGCGTCTGCTCTTCCCAGAAGGCCGCCTCTCCGCGGCCTTCCTGCCAGTCGTCGTTCTCGTACCAGCAGAGCAGGTACTTGGGGTCGAGCGTGTCGGCGGTGATGCCGTAGACCCCGTCAGGGGTCGGCACGATCACGACCATGCAGAACCCGCCGGTCTGCTCGACCTCGTAGTGGATGGTCTCCAGGTAAAGCCGCTCGATCACGGGGTCGAGCCCCTGCTGCGTGACCGCTGCGGTGCACGCGGCGGCGTATCCGTTGTCATTCATTCCGCTGCCACCTGCACGAACCGGGCACCCCTGGGGAAGCCAGTGCCGTTGCGGATCTCGGCCAGGGTGTAGACCTGCTGGTGAATCTCACGGCGCTTGACGTCGTACCCCCACACCCCGAGCCACTCGTCGAGGTCGTTGTAGTCGCTGATGTCGGAGCGCGCACGCTTGGTGAAGCGCTGCACGACCCAGCCTTTGAGAGCCACCTCGCGGCCTTCCTCGGTCGTGGCGTCGTGGTCGAACTGAATCTCGCCGTCATCGATCACGAGGATGTTGTAGATGATGTGTTCCATGTGTCAGCCCTCCAGGGCGTCGATGATCTTGCGGGCGGTGGTCATGATGCGCTGGCCGGCCTTGAGGACGACGGCGGGATCCTTGCCCCAACCGGCGACGTAGTGGAACGACTCGGTGCCCATGTCGAGCCCGAAGTACTCGCCGACCACGAAGGCCACCGACTCCGCCTCGGTCTCGGCGGTGCCACGGTGCTCTGCGTAGTCGTAGCCCTCTTCCATGTGCAGCTGAGAGTGGGCGAGTTCGTGGATCGCGGTCCCGGCGTAGCGGGCGTCCTTCCCGGCAAGCCGGGGGCTCATCACGATCTCCTTGCGGACCGGGTCGGTGTGGCCGTCGGCCTGGCCGCCGTTGGCGGTGACCCCGGTGCGGATCGGGAAGCCCCAGGTGTCGGCGAGGGCGTACAGCCGGTCGAGGAAGCCCTCGGGCACCTCGCCCTCGGGGTAGGTGAACGTGGGCCGGGCGGCGAGCGGCTCGCCCTCGGTCTGCTGGAGGTCGAACACCGAGGTCAGACCGAAGCCGACGAGGCGGGACTTCTTAAGGCCCTCGACGTAGCCCTTCTCCCCCGGCTTGATCACCACAGAGATGGGGCGGAGGATGCGCAGACCGGTCTCGCCCTTCTTGACCGAGCGGCCGAGGTCCTTCCAGGCGTGGAACCCGGCGACCCGGGTGATCTCGTCCATGCCGCGCTGCCCGGCCTGGGCCGTCATCAGCAGCATGTTGCCGAACGAGTAGGTGTGGAACCGGGCGGCCTGGCGGAGCCAATTCTTCCAGTCCTCGCTCGTCGTGATCGCGGCGACCTGCTCGGCGATCTTGGCGTGCGCTGCCTCGACGGCCGCCTTCTTCTCGTCGGCGCTGGCGGGGGTGTAGGTCTTGCGGGTCTTGGTTGCCATGACTGGCCTTCCTTGGTAGGTGGTGAGATAAACACTACGGCACACGCCGCGGTCTGTCAACTCTTGTCGTAGCGACCGGCGCGCTGCCAGCAGTCGACGCAGGGTTCGTCCTGCTCGTGGTTGTGGAGCGGGCCGAGCCAGAACTCGATCAGGTAGCGGCGGAGCCGATGCCATAGGGACATGTCTCTCCTTCGGTGGTGGCTGACTGGCCTGCTCAACGCCCGCTCCTGTCGGGCGCTGAGGTCGGGGTCAGAACAGGTCGGGGGTCTCGTATCGCGGGGCGATCACAGTGAGCGACTTGACGTCGACAGTGGTAAGCCAATTCGGGGCGCCGGAGTAGTGCGAGGTGACGGCGACGGCGACCTGGCGGTTGTACTTGCCCCAGTAGGCGATCGACCAGACCTGGCCGATGTTGTCGTCACCGAAGCGGACCCAGACACCGAGCCACTCCTCTTCGACGGCGTCCAGCTTCGAGCACACGGGGCCGCGCTGCTGCGCTTTGCTCATCGCCTTCCAGTGCTTCGGGACCCCCGTGATGGTTTTGCCGTTGCTGATCGTGCGGGGCTTGACCGGCTTCGATGTGACGCTGTACTTGCCGACGGGCTGATGAACGGCGGTGCTCCGCCATTCGCCGGCGGCGACCTCGAACGCGGCGGGCTCGGT